TCATGGGGTGAGCTCCTTGGCGAGGATGAATGAGGCCTGTTTCTCCGGCCCGCAGTGGTTGACCTGTCGCTGCGCTTCCTCAAATGGCAGAACCCAAGCCTCAGGCGTGTGGGGATAGGTGTAGCCCGATCCGCCAGTGCGCCAGACGCCGTTCTCCGTTCGAATATGAACCATTCGTCCAGCCCAGGAACGGGCGCGCTTGCTGGTCGGCCAGCGGCGCAGGTACTTCTGCGTTATGCAGGTGTCCGATGCCTTACCCATCCTGCTTCTCCTTGGTGAGGGCAGAGCGACCGGCAGGGGTGATGTAGTAACGACCACCGAAAAATCGGCCCGAACGCCACTCTACAAGGCCGATTTTTTCTAAAGCCACGGCGGTCCTGTTGCCAAGGTTGGCGTTCCTGAACCCAAATCGGGTGTCGTCTCGCAGTTCAGTTAGAGCTTTCACCTGCGCCTTCGTCAGCTTCGCCATTATTCTGCCTCCGGGGGTGAGGGGAGAAACGTCGAGAGGCCGTTTTTCTCGCTGGTCTCATTGAACTTGGCGACGACATACGGCCCCAGCTCTATGCCCGCCGTGATCGCGCAGAGGACAGCGGTGTGGACGACATCGGCCAGTTCTTGGCCTAGGTGCTCCACGGTGTCCCGCGATCCGCGCCAGCCGTGACGCTCACGCTCCAGCTTCTTGATGACGTTCTGGGCCTCGCCGCATTCCCCGCCCATCTCGTTGCCGCGAAACGACAGGTCGGGCTTCTGATCAGGACACCATTCTTCCTGGCGCTCGATGTGCGCGGCCTGCAGCTGATCGATTGAAACCCCTCCCGTTGGTGGGGAGAGCGAGGAGAGAACTTCTTCAATCTCCCAAGCCACGAGAGGGCCGTCCTTCTTCACACGCTCAATCAGTGCGGCCTTCACATCCTCCAGCCCCTCCACTACTGGACGGGAGACAGAGAGGGCGCGGGTGAGCACATACTCGGCCTTGGTTGCCGGGCCAGCAACAAGGTCCGGCACTTCTGGCAACTGGTCGAGCTTGTCAAGCGCTGCCGATAGCTTGTTCCAATCGCCCTGATCCACTTCGGGCGGGTTCTCGTTGCCAGTGTTGTCACAGAGCGTCCACGCGGCCCGGATCAGCTCGCGAATGTCTGTGATCAGCGCCTCTAGCTTGGCTGTTTCAGTCATGGGGCTAGTCATGCTGCATTCCTCCACACGGCTTCTTTGGAGACAGCGCCGCTTCGACGCCCGCGGGAGGTCACGACGTCGTAGAGCGGCTCGAATGGGAGCCAGTCGGCTCCGACGTTCTCGCAAACATCGACCGGACCAGGCAGACCCCGGCACCACGACGCCAATGAAGAGAAGCTAAGAGACGAGTGTGGGTAGCGACGGCCTGCGTCGTTGTTGTACGGCGGGTCGATGTGCCAGTGGGCAGTCTCTACTTCGATCTCCCACCACGCTTTGCGGTCAATCGTCCAATGCTCGATCAGCGGTTTTTGCTCGATGATCCGACGCTTGACGGCGGGGCCCCAAACGCGACAATCGGACGAACTGCGCCACTGAAAGTACCACGGCGAAATCGTCCTTGATGGCTCGGCGCGCCCCTTCGAGATCCAGAACCGCACAAGTAGCTGGGGTCCGCGCGGGAGAGCAAGCACCTCAGAGTAGTCCTCAAAGGCATCTGGTATGTTGGCAATGTCTTCGGCGCTGCACCCGATCAGCCAAGACCACAGATCGCAAATGTCCGGCGAGACATCGTAGAGTTTGACCCGCCTGCAATTCCATCGGGTCGCGTAGCTGGCAGACCCAGCAAATGGCTCAATTACGAGATCGTGCCGAGGCGGGCCATAGTGCTTGGCTCCCGTCCACTTCGCGCCGTAGTAGCTGAAAAACGGTCTCATTCCCCGTTACTCCCAGCAAGGGCGGCGCGGACGCGGCGGAAATCTCCAAGCGTGATCCGAACGGCTGAGCCGCGAAACTCGGCAACGTAAGCGGAGACCACCAAGTCGTCGGGCATGTCGGGATCGTTTTTATCCCGCACTTCGATATAGGAAGCGAACGGCTTCAATGCCTCACGGTCGGCGGCAAGACTGGCTTCGGCGGTTTCGGCGCGATCCTCAAGGCCTAGCCAGTCGCTTTCGTCCACGACCTTGATCGACAGACCTTCGCTCCAATCCTTCCAGCCGCCTTCGTCATGGTCATAGCGTCGGCAGGAAAACTCGCCCTCGGCATCGCGCGTTGGGATGGTGTAGCTGTCGAATGGTCCGCCGTATGTCGGCTCGCCGTCGATCCACATGAAGAACGGGCGCTGCGTGAGCGGGCAAACGTCTGGGCACCAAGCCACGACCCGGTTATCCCCGCCTGGGGTGGGGGCGATAGGCAGAGCCGACCCTGTTGGCTTCGCTGCTTGCTTGGCTCTGATTTTCAGCACGATTTCAGGCTGAGTGATGCGATCAACTTCGGGCTTGGCCTCGGCGTTCATGTCTATGTCGAACACGTTGCAAAGGGCGGCGAGTGTGACCATCACGCCGCCGACTTCCTGCCCAATCTCGCCAACAGGCCGACCGAACACGTAATCCACCAAGGCATGTGCGCGGTCAGCCGTCCATCCGGTTGCCTGGGCAAGCTCAAGGGCTTCCTCAATGAAGCGGTCCACACGCTCCACCTTGTCGGCCGTGATTTCGGCCCCAAAGCACTCCTGCATCCACGCCGCAACGCGCCGCTGATGCCCCTCCTGTTCAGCAGGAACGAGGGCGGCGGTGAGGCGAAGATGGAGCTGGTTCAGAGCGTTCTTCCCCGGCTTGGCCGCTTCATAAAAGAGGATGACCTTCTCATGGCTGATGCTATGCGAGCTATTGAGCGCCGCTTGATATACCCGCTCCACCATCTCATCGCTTCCCGTCACAGGGGAGCGGAGATCGCCTGGTGGGAGCACTTGGGGGCCAATCTCGCCGAAATTCTCGGGAAGGTAGCCACAATCCTGCTGGTCCCAGAAATAGCCTTCACGCCAGAACATGACGTCCCAATTCGGGTTGCTGCCCCAGCGCGTCCAGTAGTGCCCCTCGGGCCGTTCGTCAGATACTCGATCAGAGGTCATTGGGCGTCCTCGAAATAGCCCACACGCTTCTTGAGCGGGGCGGTTGCGGTGTTTTGCTTGGGACGGGCAGGGAAGCCCGCTGAGCGCATTTGAGACGGCTTGCGAATACCAAGGTGCTTCTTGCGGACGGCGGCGACCTGAGCCTTCTCAGCGACGTCCTCGCGGGTCTTTTCGCGGTGCTTGTCGCGCAGGGCCGGGAACAGGTTGCTTTCCCGATGCTCCCCGCCGTTGATGAGGGCGATCTTGTGGTCCAAGTCCCAAGGCTCACCGGGGCGGATCTTGCGGCCACTGATCCAGCACTTGCCGCCTTCGCGCTCGAAGATGCTGAGGCGCACGCGGGGTGGCACCTTGGCGTCGTCGGTCTTGCCGATCCATTCGGGGACTGAACGGGCCATTATGCTGCCACCCGATCATCTTGGAACTGAACGCCATGCTCGGCGCCGAACTTGAACATCAGCTCGATCAGCCCCGTCATTTCGTCCTTGGTCAGATCGGATGACGACTGGCCCCATGGCACGAAGGTGCGGCCATCCAGGCTTGGGAGAAGCTGGATTTCCTGACCGAGCGCGTGAAGGAAGATGACCTTCCACTGATCGGGCGCGAACTGCTTGCCGCCAAGGGTTGCCTGCTGGGATAGATCGGTGAGCATGGCCCACATGCGATCGTTCTGGGGCAGGGTGCGCTTAACCTCCTTGAACTCGACGCGAGTGCCGGCAGGAACGCCCATGGCCCAGCGGCAGACCTTTTCACGGTCGGCTTTGCCGTTGAGGATGACGGTTGCGCGGCTCATGCGAATGCCCCCGACACAGCTCGAAACGCCTCTCGGTAGAGCGCTTGCAAGTCAGCCTGGCTCTCCAGCGGCAGCCGCATGAACGCATCCGACAGCATCAGAACATTGCCCTCGCGGAGCTTTGCGCCGTTGCGATCATCACGCGCCGCCCGCAATACGGTCTGGATCTGCGTGACGAGTGCGGCCTTGGCGTCTAGTGCTGCTTTGGTCATCGAATTTCGGCGGGCGCTTGTTAGGCTCGACCCCGCCTCCCTTGCATGGGGATTAAGCGGCCTGCGTCTCTTTCGCGGGCTCTGGTTTTGGATCGGGCTCTTTGGCCTTGGCTTCGATGGCCTGCTTGATCGCAAGGCTGTCACCCGGCTGCTTCGCCCAAAATTGCTGGAGACCGACGCGGTTGGCCTGAGCCCAAAGGGCCACGTCGGGCTTTGGCGTGTTGGTGATGAAATCGAGGCAGCGGTCGGCGAACTCACCGAGCGGCACGTTTTCGAGCGCCCAGCCATTGCCCCACGTGATGGTGATGGCATCGGCGGCGCCGATCCGGCGCATGCGCTGTTCCTCGGCTTCCTGCGCGACAATCTCGGTCGCCGTGGCGTCGATCACCTTGGCGCGGTCTAGCTCTTCCTCGACATAGACGCCGCCGAATGCATCGGGCCAACCCGCGCGCAGGGCTTGGGCCTCGGCGCACTTTTCGAGCATGACCTTGGGCATCTTCACCCAGTTGCCGGAGGCATCGATTGTCTTGCGGCCGGTCGGCTTGCGCTGCCCTTGCTCGTTCTCGCCCCATTCGTCGGTGACGGGCGCGAACTCGTCCCACTCGGCTTCGCCCTTGACCTTGAACCATTCACCGCGACTGTCCTGCTGCCAGAGGTAAACGGTGCAGGAGATCAGGCCCTTTGGGTTCAACGGGCCGACGAGATCGGGGTCGGTCTCCCACTCGGCCTTCTCGGACGCGGGGCGGTAGTTCTTGCAGCGCTGGGCAATGACGCGCAGGCCGTCGCGGCTGACCACAATGGACATGCGGCGCTTGGACTGGTCCTTCGCGTTCTTACCGAACACCAGGGGCAGGATTTGTTTGCGGAATGGATCGAGCCCGTAAGATCGAGCCGCTTCCATGAAGAGGTTGAATTCGTCCGCGTTGCAATCCTTGGCGACGGTGTGCTGAACGAGGGTGATCTGGCGCGGCGAAAGGTCAAATGCGGTGATAGCGTTCATGGCTATTTCCTCCGAACTGTGAGCGACACTGAGCCATTGTCGAGCGATGCGCCTGGCACCGCCTCTTTGGCTTTCAGCGCTTCCTTGAGCGCCGCTTTGTCTAGTTTTGGGGCAGGGCGCTCCTGCGCGATCCAGAAGCGGGCCGGAATGTCCGCTTCGTTTGCGATGACGACGCCGGGAGCGCGCTTGGCAAGCGTCAGCGTAGCCGTAGGCAGGCGGAACGTGGTTTGCTCAGTGGCAACCATCGCCTGCTCAATCAGGGCCGTGCGGCGCTCAATGCGCTTCTGGATGGCGTTGCGACGGGCCTCAAACTGGCCCTCTTTGGCCTTGAGGCCGATCACCAACGCTTCGTCATCATCGTTGGCGGCAAGCGCCTCGCTGATGGCTTCCAGCAAATCGGTTTCGCCCTCGATGGCATCAGCGACCAGCTCGGCATCATCCTCGCCATCTGCACGCAGCCCAGAGAGCAGCGACTTGGCGGCTTCGGTCTGACGGCGGAGCGTGTATTCGGTTTCCGCCGCGCTCATAGCGCCCACCAATCGCCGATTGTGAAGATGACCGGCGCTGACACCACAAAGGTCAGCAGCAGCCACAGCCCTTCGTTCACCTGCTCGGAGAAGGTGAGGGGAATGGGGTTTTGCGGGGTCATGAGCGGCCCTCGGCTTTGGCGATGGCTGCGCGAAGATTGGCTATCGCTGTTCGACCGTCGCCGCTGAAACCGGCAGGGCTCTCCTGAAGGTTGATGAACCCCGGCATGACGGCGCAGTACATTGGGCGGCCCTTCTCGGTGTAGCCGTCCTGGAATACGATGGGCTGGCCTTCGGCAGGTCCGCCGTGCATCGGGCAACATGGGCCGGGAGGGCAATGCGGCGGGCGGTCAAGGATATAGCGCGGGTTGTGGTCGGCCATGACTTCACGTGGGTACTGTGGACCAAACGCTGCGTTGTCACAGTGCCCTGCTGGACTGCCGCCCATCCACATAGGAACGCCGCATTTCCCGCCTTCCCAAGCTGCATTCTTCTCAAGCATTTGATTTCTCCCAAGCCGCGCAGTTGGGGCCGTTCATGAGTTTCACCATTTCCGAAGTAGGCCGATCAGCAGTCATGAAGTTGACCCACGCTGGATCTCCAGCTTCAGGCTTTGGCGTCTTTGCGATGGTGATGGGGTGTGAGCAATCGACCCAAGCAGTGATCGCCGGGCTCCCAGCGTAGGTGTTGTGCTTGCAAGTGCGGCAGTCGCTCATCTGGCTACTTCCTTTGCTGGTTTCTGTTGCGCCGGAGCCAAGACAGGCCAGAGAGCGCGAAAATCGGTGATGATGGGGAACAGGGTGCGGCCGGAGCCAACGGGGGTGGTGGTCATGCTGGATCGCCCTGTGCACCTATGGCCCGGTCGAATAGGGCCATGATGTCGGAGTGGGTGGTGCCGGGGGCTTTGTTGAAAAACACCAAGCCGCCGCGTGGCGATTGCGCTGTCAGCGCTTCGAAAGTCGCTTGGTCGCTTGTAACCTCGTCGAGAGCGGACAAGATGGTCCGGCGCCGGGTTGTGGCAAGCTCAGAGCCGTGTCGCCACTTCTCAGGCGTATCGATCAGCGCTCGTGCAGCGATCAGGTTTTCGCGAACGGTTGCCATGGCCATCACTCCGCAGCCACGCGTTCATCGCGCCAAGCATCTGCCGCGTTCTCGACGGCGAAGTGATCGGCAATGAATGCGTCCAGCTCTTTGCGGTGATGCTGAGCGAGGAAGCAGAAGTCAGCTTGGCCAGCCCGCACCTTTTCGAAGCTGTCGTTCCAGCGGCTTTCCCACCAGTCAGCAGCGACTTCCTTGGTCACATCGACAAGCTGGGTTTCGCCCTTGTGGGTCCAGTTGCCGAGCTGGCCGGGAAGGCCGAGATCGAAGGCGCACACCACGTAGTCAGCCGCGTCCTGCCAGCCGACAGCCATAAGCAGTCTCTGGTAGTCGGTGAACATCTCTCCATCGACCGCGCCGACGCCGTCGAAGATGAACCAGTGGGTGTAGGTAGCTGCGGGTTTGGTCACGGTAGCCTCCTATGCGGGCATGGCTGCGGTCAGGCGGCCTGCTTGAGGGTGAAGCGGGGGAGGAAGTGGCCACCGATGCGGCCCGTGGCGCGGTCGATGTGGCGCGAGATGCCGCCCAGATCGTGCATGAAGTTGAAGTCGTCGGCGTCGAGCAGCCGGTCCCAATCCAGAGCAGCGTTCCCGTTCACGCCGTCAGCGGCGGTCAGGTCCATCACCAGATTGATCCGGGCATAGCCCTTGCGGTTTGCCTTCGGGACGATCGTCTCGAAACGCTTGGCGGCTTTCTCTGCCTGATCGGAATTCTTGCTGAATTGGGCCTTTGTCATTGCTGCCTCCATCTAGGCCGTAGCCGTTTCGATGCCTGAGTTATGACAAACTCATAATACATTGGCAAGCAAAATTATGAGAAAATCATAATTGCGGGTGTTGGACATAATGATTTCCGACTCGACAGGGCAGCCCGTGCCATGCTTCATGATTAGAACAAATGGAGAACGAAATGCGTGAAGTCAGCGAGTTTGTGGTGATCTTTCCTCGGCGTCTATTCTCAGCCTCGCCCGAAGATCGTGACCTACTGATGGCGGCGCTGGGCCGCGAATATCCGGGCTACAAGTTCGAGAGGTACCCGCTACGCGAGTTCGCCCACAATGACGAATTCCGCGTCATTCCAATGATGGGGGTGGTGGGTGATGGGATTAATGATGATCCCGAGCACGTCTACATTTGCGACCCTGTCGCCCCTGAAGTGATCCAGGATCTCGTGAGCACGCTTCAGTTGTACGAGGGGGTAGGCGCAGCGGTGAATTAGCCAAAGAAAAGCCCCGCCTAAGCGGGGCAGTTAGGGCTGCAACAAGCCTACCACTCGTCAGGTAGACCTCCTGTGGTGATGTCGGTCACCGTTCGGTGAAACGCCGTTCGTTGATATCGGTTCCAACGAAAAGAGTCGCCGGAGCAGCGAAGGCTGAGACTTGGAGGGTGTCGCGAAGAGCCTCGGTGCGCTGAGGCCTTGGGGGGATCATATACACCCAGGCCCCTCGCGACGGCTCATGGTGTCTTTTCGGGCGGCTCGGCGCAACTCGGTATTTTTGCCAACAAAAAGCCCGCCGGCTAGGGCGGGCCCGGTGGGTCTCAGCTCTTCTCGCTACGCCATCGCGTGGCAACTATTGTCATTATTGGCCGGGGCTACCGCCAGCTTCATTCCCAGCGCGCGCACGATTTTCATGACTGTGCCGAATTCGGGATTCCCCTCATCGCTTAGGGTGCGATAAAGGCTTTCGCGGGAAACGCCAGCTTCGCGGGCGATCTGTGACATACCACGCGCTCGAGCGACTACACCAAGTGCATGGGAGACCATTTTCGGATCATTGCTGTCGATGGCTTCCTGAAGGTAGATGAGAATAGCCTCGTCGTTCTTGAGGTAGGCAGCACTATCGTACTTCTGCAGATTAACCATTTGACGCGTCCTTTATCTCTGCGGCTAACGCCTTGGCGCTCTTTATGTCGCCTTTTTGAGAGGACTTATCGCCACCACAAAGCAGGATCACGACCAACTTGCCTCTTTGGATGAAATACACCCGGTACCCTGGGCCATAGTCTATCCGCATCTCGGAAACACCTTCGCCTACAGGCTCAGTATCTCCGGGATTTCCAAGCTGAAGCCGGTCAATCCGCGTCGTGATCTTTGCAACCGCTTTGTGGTCGCGTAGTCCTCCCAGCCAAACGTCAAAAACGTCGGTTCTGTAAACTTCGATCTCTTCGTCTGGCGAGGTCATATGTAGCCTATGCACTACGGCTTAACAAGGGATGAACGGCTGAATGGTTCCCGCGAGATGATCAACTCTGCGTTGCGCCGGGCGCAACTCTCGGGCTGGCTTTGGTGCGCGGGCAGAGGTCATCTGGGCTTGATCCAATCGATCGGAGCCGCCCACTGAATCGCCACGTCCTCGATGTCATCGGCGTTTAGGCTGACCAGAGTCCATAGTCCTGCCTGCGAGCCCCGCCGCAGCGTCTTTACCAGAATCCGCTCGTCTTCGAGTTTCACGATGCAGCGTTTGCCGGTCATGTTCTCGGGGGCGAGCAGCTTCGAATAGTAAAGGACGGTGCCTGTCTCATAGAGCGGGAGCATGGAGTTGCCCTGGACTTCTACCGCATGTGTGGCATCGGTTGCGTCTGGCGGCGCCTCAACCCAACCTGCGTTGCCGTCGTCAAACTGGTAAACTTCTTGGCCGGCGCCCACGTACCCGGACAGGCGAACCTGGCGCTCACCCTCCGGGATCATTGGGCCGCGACCATTCATCAACCAGTCGAAGCTGACCTTGTAGCGCTTTGCGTAGATCGCCCCGGTGGGCGCGCGGAAGCCCGACGATCCGTTCTCATGACCAGCGTATGTCGGGTACTTGAACCCGCACGCATCAACAGCTTGCTGCACACTATCGAAGCCTGCGTGTTTGCGGGCCTTCATCAATCTGTCGGCTAGGTCACTCATGGTTATGAGTTTGCCAGAAAACATTATGAGAAACTCATTGACGTTGAGTTATGAGTAAGTCATAAAATGTGACCATGCTCACAAAACACGACATCATTGTTCTCCGCAACGACCTTGGTGAAAGCCAAGAGAAATTTGGCAGCCGCTTTGGCGTGAAGCAAAGCGCTGTTGCGCTTTGGGAGAAAAAGGGCCCGCCGACGCGGGGGCTGGTTTCCTTGGCCCTTGATAAGCTGCGCGCTCGAACTCCTTCGAAAGAGGGAGCTGCTGCATGACCGTCCTGTTTGGTGCGGCCCAAGCCGTTCGCAGCATCAAATCCGAAGCCTTGGCCAATCATGCGGGGAAGGCTCCAAAGGTCCACCTCAAGCGTGACGGGCTGTATCTGCATTGGTCGGCCACGATGATGACCGCCCAGCGCGCAGAGGCATGGGTAGGCCGTGCTGACCAAGCCCGCGCCTGCCGCCGCAAGCACAAGGCTGCTGCTGGCTGCGTAATCCGCAAGGTCCTCTCCATTCCCCAGCCAGACATGGTGATCCAATGAGCAAGCCAGAGGATATCCCGCAGGACGCTTGGGACGCTGCTGAGCGCGCGTTTTACGAAAGCGCACCGAATGCGCTTGGCGCTGTCGAAGCCATAGCCCGCGCCATTCTCTCCGCAGAAAAGCGCGGAGAGGAACGAGCAACTGCTGCTGAGCGAGAAGGGTGCGCGGCCCTGGCTACGGATCGCGGCAAATATGTTTCTGAGCCCGCTCTCGGCGCGTTTATCGCCGCCGCCATTCGTGCGCGCAGCGGCAATGTAAACACCACTCACAAATTCAAATCGGAGGAATAGCCCATGGCCGAGGGGAACGGACAACTGCGCGCATTCTTCGAACGCGTCGAGCGGATGGAAGAAGAGAAAGCGGCCATCGGCGAGGACATCAAGCAGATTTACGCCGAGGCGAAGTCCGGTGGCTATGACACCAAGATCATGAAGCGCGCCGTTCGCCTGCGCAAAATCCCTATCGCTGAACGCCTCGAACAAGAGGCGATGCTGGAGCTGTATTTGGCCGAAGCAGAGGGCAGGGCCGTCGAATGACCCGCCTCTCACTCCCTTCCACAGTCCGTCATGTGACCAGTGCGCTCGCATTGTGTGTCTCCGGCTGCGCTGTGGTCGGGATCATCTTGAGCTGGGGGCCGTTCTGATGGCCCTGGCTTTTGCTTCATCGCCCATCGGTGCCCGCGCTTTGTCAGGCGCTTCCACGGCATATCGGGCTGGATTGGTGGCGGGCTCAAAGCTTGCCGCCGATGATCAACGTCAAATGGGAACCGACACCGAGCGGGGGCAGACGCTCGCTTTGGGGACGTGTCGGCTCGCACTTGCCGTTGACTACGCGCAAGGCAGGCCGGTTCTGACGCGCCGGGCTGGGTTCGTCCGCATGGAGCGGCTTCTCCTCCCTCTCTCCCTGCGTCCCTTGCCGGTGAGCGCCATCGTTCGCGCTCCCGGCCTTTTCATTCACGCGCTGCTCAGGGGTTCCCGCCCCTTTGCCGCGCAGTCCGTCTCGGATGAGCCGCTTCACAAGTTCGCTCTGTCCGATCTCTTCCAACAAACCAATCGCCTTTCCAAATGTTCGCCTCGTCCTGGTCATCATGTACGGAGTGAAAAGGGATGGCGTTACCAAATTTCGGTAATGAGGTGCCCAAAGTGAGCGCCACGACTGCAACAGAATATGTGCGGGAAATGGTCAAGCTGGAAACGATGAGTTCCGGCACCAAGGAAGCCGCGATGCGAAAGCTATCGCGCGACTACGGGCTGACGGTCTCGCAACTCACCCATCTCCACAAGGCCAAAGCGAAGACTTGCGATGTGAGCCTCTACGCTCGCGTCAAGGCCGCATACCTAGACCGCTGCGCAAAGGTGGCTGCGCGGCTCCTACACACTCTCGAAATCGAGGAGGCATCGGGCGCGGATGCTCATGATCAGGATCTGGTGGATCGCCTTACAGGCATCCTGGCGGAAGTGGCGACGAAAAGAGCGCCGCTCCACCCGGGAGCGAAAGTAGGCGGCTTCACCGACGCCGACGAAACAGCAGACCAGTCGAGAGACTGGGGACACTAACCCATAGGGAGACGACGAATGACCAACCGTAAGGCCGCATCTCTGAAAGTCGTACCTGACGAAATCGAGGCCAGCGAAGCCGCTATTGCCGAGGCATCCAAGCAGTCCGCGCCCATAGTGCAGCGCCTTGCCTCCCATCGTGACCGCATCGACCTCGCCCTCAAGGAGCTGGAGAGCGAGCGGTTCGACCTCATTTCCCGCCGCGATCTGCTGCGCCGACAAGCGGAGGCCGTCGAGGCCGGCTTGAACATGCACATCGAGGACATCGAAGCGACCATGCGTCTCTACGAAGGCGGGCTCAACGGCCTGCCAGCGCAGGAGTAGGGCCGTGGCTGTCTCCGAAACTGTTCTCCAGAAGGTCACCTCTCCGGTGCATCGCAAGGGCGACACCGAGGAGCACATCTACGCCAGAAACCAGAAGGCCCGGACAACTGCCGCTCTCGTGGCCGGGGTCAACAAGGCCAAGGAACTGAAGGGAATTCGCGCATGAACCCTCAAACGCTCGACATGTTCGCCGGCGTCGTCAACGACATCGCCAATGGTCCGCGAGTCGGATCATTCCAGGGGCTGACCGCTGACCTGTTGCGCCGCCTTTCCGAGAAGGGTTTGACGCTTGAGCAGTGCGCAGACCGCCGCATGCTTGCACGTTCCCGTAGCACACTCGAAGGCCGGTGCCGCGAGTTCGGTATCCGCTTCCCAGACTACACCCCAAGCAACATGCGCAAGCATGTGCAGTTCATCCCGACAGGCGACTATCTGGAGCTGACCGGCCCCGAGGTTGATGCGGTCGCTGGCATCCTCGGGATTGTCACAATGACGCGCGACTGCGTGCCTTTCTGCTCAATCCCTGCCCACGGCTTCGATGACGCCAAGGTCGCCCTCAGGGCGGCTGGCTACGAGGCTAAGAAGGGAATGGCACCAAAGAAGCCAAAGGCGGCCGCCAATGGCTAAGGATCTCACCGTCAAAGACGTTCTCTACGCCCTTGAGTACATGCGTGATGCCTTGGTGCGCACGCCCATCAGCGATGGCCGCGCCCGCTGGAACATGCGGCTGACCGGCGCCAGCGTCAAAGAGAGCGTGGCCAATCAGGTCCGCGCATCTGGCTCCGTGTCTGGCATCGAGGACACTGGCACGCAGATCATCGTGTGGCGGGTGGCGGCATGAATATGCTCATCACCACGCCCGACCTTTCATCGCTCGCCGGTCAGCGCCAGCACTATGCGGCTGTTCGATCGCGCCTACGCGCTGCGGCCAGCTTCTCCTGCAGAACACCACGACAGGTGATTGCCGTTCGCATCCTGCCGGGCCATCCGCTGTTCAAGAAACCAGAGCCGCCGCTGCCGATGGTGCCGGTCACTCAGGAAAGCCAGCAGCGGGTTCGCGATGTGCTGGACATCATGTCCGTGGAGCGCCCCGACCAGCCAGAGCCGGGCCATGCCCAAGAGATTATCCATCAGGTCGCGTCGAAGCACAGCCTGACGCCGGTCGAGATGCTGAGCGCCAGACGGTCGCCGCCACTCGTTCTGGCCCGTCAGGAGGCGATGTACCGCATGAGCAAAGAAACGCTTCTGACCTTGGGCGGAATTGGTAGGCGCATGGGCGGCCGCGACCACACAACAGTGCTGCACAGCATTCGTAAGCACGCCGAGCGCATGGGGTATTTCCAATGAGCAGCAACCGCGCATGGATGCCACTTCATATTGAGAACTACCTTGCTGACACCGGGCACCTTACCGCTGCAGAGCACGGCGCGTACATGCTCCTGATCATGTCGTACTGGCGGGAAGGATGCCTGCCGTCCGACGAAAAGCTCATCCAGCGCATGTCCCGCCTTTCGAAGGAAGAGTGGGCCGAAAGCCGCGATGTGATCCTTGATCTGCTGGGTCGGGCGGGCGCCAAGCGCGCTACCAGCAAGGCAACTACGCAGTTCCGCCCAGCAATTCCTATGGAATTAAAGCGACAGGTCAGAGCACGCGACGGGGAAAAGTGCCGATATTGCGGACGCACCGAAGGCCCGTTCGACATCGATCACGACATGCCGTGGTCGAGAGGCGGCAAGCATGAACTGCGCAATCTTCTGGTCGCTTGCGCGTCCTGCAATAGGAGCAAGGGAGCGCTGACTGCTGCCGAGTTTATGGGCTTTGATTTGGAAGGGCACAGCATATGAGCCGCTGGTTCCGCCACTACGCTGGCATGATGCGCGACGAAAAGCTCGTGTCTGTAGCCGTAAAGGCCAAGCAGCCCGTTGAGCGCGTCGTGTGGGTTTGGGGCGCCATTCTCGAAAGCGCATCGGAGATCAATGACAATGGACGATATGAATTCGACGCCGGAGAAGCCGCTTACTTTCTCCGGTGCGATGACGCTGATCTGGTCGGCATACTCGCTTGCCTGGAAAGCCTCGGTCGCCTGTCTAACGGGGTGGTGGTCCGGTGGAGCGACCGCCAGTATTCGAGTGACAGCGCCGCCGAAAGACAGCGCCGTTACCGCGAGCGAAAGTCAGCTAACGCTGCGGTTTCACCGGATGACCGTGACAATCAGCGTGACAGTGACGTAACGCGACCGTCACGTGACGCCGATGTGACGGCCCAAGAGACAGATACATATCTAGAAACAGATAGAAAGAAAGCCCCCCCTAACCCCCAAGGGGGCGAGGCGGGCGATTTGTTCGATCAGGTCGAAGCAGCAATGCCGCGCTCCCCGACCTACAACCAGGCCAAGGCCGAACGCGCCTGGCGCCGACTGTCGCCAGCCGACCAGCAGGCCCTTCATTCCAAAGCCCTTGCCTTCGGCGTGTGGTGGACAGCGGAGCAGGCCAAGCGCAACCGATCGATGTCGGACAGCCTTCGGTTTGCCCCGCCGCTCGACAAGTGGATTGGCGAAGGCGCTTGGCGCTCGTTCGATGCGTCCGCAGCGGCAAACCCAGCCGTAAGTCTGCCGGTTCTGCGCGATGGCGATCCGCTCATCCCGTTCATCGAGAAGCTGCGCGGTAAGCCGATCTATTTCGGCACCAAGGGAACCACCACCGTCACGCCCGCCGAGCTTGAGAAGGCTCAGGCTGCTCTTGGGGAGCATGCGGCATGAGCCCGATCTGCAACGAGTATGGCGTCTATCAGGCCTGTGCGGCGTGCGAGGCGGGTCGCCGAAGCGCCAAAGCCGCGGGACACAGGGATTGGGCCTTGGGCGTATGTTTCGACCACGCCGGCATTAGCTGGGAACGCTGGCTTTCCAAACAGCCGATGGAAATGCAGTTGGCGATTGGAGGCCTCGTTCCTGACCAGCTCGACCTATTCGGGGCAGCCGCATGATCGTCCCTCTCTCCTCCCAGATTTCCTACATGGAGCGCCACCGGGACAAGGGCAGGGAACTCCTCAAGACCAAGCCAGAGACACAAGCCGCCGTCGATATAGCCGATGGCATCATTCTGACCCTCACAGCCTACCAAGAATTCGTCGCAAACGACCGCCAGCAGGAGCAGGAAAGGAACACGAGATGAGTGAAAAGACCCTGACCAGCAAAATCCCACACGCGGGGCTGAAGTACGGAAGCCCGTTCGGCCCGCGCCTGAAAAGTGGCAGGCAAATCAAGGCGCAGACCACAGGAGCCTCAAGAAAATGAAGGGGAGCTGGCAGGAAATCCCAATCGATGAATACCGGCGGATCGTCGCGGAATCCAAGGATGACAAGGATTTCCGACGGCGGCTCAAAGAGTGGCAGCCGGCTCCCCACTCCCCAGCCAAGAAGGATAGGGAAGGGTGAGCGACAAGACCATGACCCTCAATCTGACCAACGCTGAGATGGCTGTACTTGAGGGTTTTGCCGAAGAGTTTGGGATGAGCAAGACCGCCGTGATGCGCTCGGCGCTGAGACTTTACCAACTGGTGCAACACCGCCTGAAGAATGGGGAGGCAATGTCTTGGTCAGGCGACCACCAGCGGTTGGTTGAGTTCGTCGGCCCTGACTTCATCCCTCCTCGCCTAACCACCACCACCGACTAATACAGATAGACCAGAAGGGGCAGACAGATGGGAAGGCGAATAGTTGAGCATCGGTTGGTGCAGGATCCGTCCATGTCGGATGCCGAGTATTTTCACCAGCGGCAGGTCAAATCGGGTCCGAATGTCGGCAAGGTTTATGTCCAGATGAACATGGCGGAGCTGATCGGTGGTCTGGCGAGGCTCAAGGGCGCCAGTGAAATGCAGATCATGGCGGCCGCGAAGTATCGCAACACATATGAACGAGCGCAAATCGGCGGGGCAAGGGCTGTCGACTATGCGGCGGTGAAGGTGGACACGTCGGGGCCGTCCGGCGACCCGCTGGCCGGACGTACAGCCGACGCGCTCGAAGCCTACAAGCAAGCGGTGCGATGCCTGGGCATGCTTCGCTCTGCGCTTGTGGAGCGCGTTGTCTGCCATGACCAAAGTCTGACGCATCGCGGAATGGGCGCGCGCGCTCGGGGCAGGGCCAAGGATGAGCTGTTTGCGGCGCTCGATGATTTGGCAGTCCACTTCCAGTTGTCTATGAAGCGGGCTGCTTGACAGCGGGGCACGAAGCAGGCACTAATCGATATGCTAGCGCATATCGCGCGAAATTCAGGCCCGCCACGAGCGGGCTTTTTTGTGCACTAAATTCCAACATCGAAAGGACTGCCCATGCGCATCACTGCGTTCATTGGTGCTGCTCTGATCGCGCTCTGTTCGCTGGCCATGGCGCCAGTGGCCATGGCCGATCCGGCGCCGGACATCTGTGCTCTCGAGTTCACCCAGCCTGCCAGCCTTGATCACGCCCTGGCCACTGCCGATCTGACCTGCGCTGTCATCGCCGTTGATGCTGCGTTCTATGCGCAGATTACCGGCGGCGACGAGGACGAAGCCGCTGGTCCTTCCCGCAGCCGCCTTTTGATTGCGCTCGACTTTGCTGGCCCACGCCTGCACTTCGACCCGGGCCGACATCTGGGCTGACACGTTAAAATGGTCGGGCGCTACGGCGCTCGGCCTGTTTCCCAAGGGCGTGCATACAGCGCACATCCTCGGCAAGCAGGCCAATTCCCCCAATAGGGGCATGCATTGTTGGGGGGGGCGGCGAGACCTTGCCCAAGCTCGTCAGGACGCCAGTTGTTTGCAGGCTAAGGGAGCTCGATCTCTCTCTCTTTGTTGTTTTTCCCCCCTATAGAATGGGACGAATCCGCGGGCTGGCGAAAATACTAGAACAAATCTATTGTCCCCCAAAAAAAGGGGGAAGATTTTGAAGGTTTACGCCTATCGCGTTGTTCAACGCGGCCCACGCTCGCTTGAGCAAATGCTCGCAGAATTGAACCTGCGTCCTTTGGAGCAAAGGGTATTCGACGCAAGTTCGGTGGGTCTCAGACTCGAACACACAACGTCAGACGGGGCTTTCGTTTTTGCGGATTTTGCAGCGGCTCGTGTGGGGCACGGCCCAGGTAAAATGTCCGCTAATGGACCATTGACGGAAATCGAACTCGAGGATGGGGAGGCATTTGGTGAAGATACCGGTTTTGTCTATCACCCTCCTTCCGGCTATCTAGCGCTTCAATATAATCATGCTGGGCCTCGCGTTGCACGAGTTGCCCAGTATCTGATTGCAGCCGATCTTAGTTTAGGCGGGGTACGACAAGCCCTTCCCGGGGAGGCTACTATAGATCGTGCGGGCTTTTCATTCGGTGCGGTGCTGAAGCCGGATGCATACAGTCGCTTGGCTCGGTTTGGGATTATCAAAGAGCTGGAATTTGAGGTTAGTGTACCCGGCGCCCGTGCATCAGATCGGGCCATGGGGCGCAGCCTTTCTGACATCTTGGACGCACCCTTGCCATCGGGGATAGATACCATCAAAATCTCGATGAGAGCTTCTAGGGAGGCCGGTGGGCAGCTTGGGCGCTCTGGCGCTATGCAAATAATAGATGATCTCCATGGTTTAGGGGCCATGGTTCAGGGCGGGTACGTCAAAGGCAAACAGGATGAAGGTACAAGACTGGAGGCAGTAGATCTGGTTCAGGAGCGTCTGTCGTCGGAAGCTCTGGTGACCACGGGACGGGGACGTCGGTACACAAGAACGGACAGGTGGGGAGCAATGGAAAGAATATTGGACGGATGGCTGACGACCGGCGCACTGCCCGTCGCCCCATGAATAGTCTCAGTGTGGAGCGCTACCTGCCGTATGGCATCGCAATCGTTGCGACGTTGGCATGGCAGTTCGTTGGGGGCGCAAAATTCCCTGGGGACCCTAGCAGCCTGTTAGCTGCCACCGGCACGGCCGCCGCGGTGTTTGTTGGATTTCTCGCGACGATGAATGCAATCATCCTCAGCGTGTCGGGGTCGCCCATTTTTCAAACAATACGGAGTGCGGGGTATCAGGAAGACCTGCTCAGATATGTCCACGAAGCCACAATTATTGGTGTAACACTGCTATGTTACTCAATTATTGGATTTTTTGTGGTGAGTAATTCTGGAACTCCTTGGATTTACAATGTGGTTTGGGTGCTGATTTCAACTTGTACCGTGTCGCTATTTGTTCGGGTATCAAGGATTTCTTTTAAGTTGTTAAAGAAGGTTTGAGACACTATTCGCTGTTTATCTGCCTCGACATTAGTGTCAGGCTTTCATTATGGCTCAACCCCATCGAGCGCGGCGAACAATTCCCGGTCCCGTAGCCAATGATCGCCCGCTCGAACCCGTTTCAACTCATGCGGAAAATGCATCAGTTCAATCAGCACAGTTCTGAGCTGATTAGGGCCCTAGGCCGAGAAGGTTTCTCATCCGGAACTTGATGCCTATAGTGTCGATCGTGTTAGCGGGAGGGTGAGGTTGCCCATGCTTCTGCTAGCCAGATCCGTTCACTCTGTTTTTTCTGGCGCCGGTGCTCCGTTTGACTATGCGAACAACCCAATCTGAAGATTTTGCTCTCAACACGCCTCGCCTCATCCTGCGCAGGCCGACATATGACGACTACGGTGGTTATGCCGCCATCATGCAATCGCCCCGTGCCATCCCCATGGGTGGTCCGCTAACGGATCGCGAAACTTGGGGCATGTTCTGCCATTGCGTCGGCTCCTGGACGATGTTCGGCTACGGGGCACTAGTGATCGTTTCACGAGCAACGGGTGCCGTCATTGGCATGGTGAGCGTCAATGGCGGTCCACTTTTCACCGAGCCCGAGCTTGGATGGTACCTGTTCGACGGCTTCGAGGGGCACGGCTATGCTACTGAGGCAGCTGTAGCGCTACGCGACTGGGCGTTGAACGAGCATGGCCTCTCAACGCTTGTCAGTTACTTTGCGCCCGACAATGAGAAATCATTAGCGGTCGCCAGGCGGTTAGGTGGGACTCAGGACCACGCAGCGGTCGCGCCTGACCCCACCGACCTCGTCTATCGTTATGCCTCAAGAAGTGACCGTTCCGGGTCCTGCGCCGGCGGGCCTGGCGACCCTTAGTACGCCAGCCCGAACTGGATTTCGATTTTGTGATAGCCCGCCTTGGGCCCATCGTAATGGTGATAGAGTTCTCGGCTTTCTCCCGAGAACTCATGGCGAGATTCATCTATCGCCTTAACAAGGGGCGCGTAGCCCTGTGAAAATAGCGTGCGCATAGGTCCAAGGTGCATGTGTGTCGCCGCTATGATGGGCTCTAGATGCAGTAGGTCGAACGGACCATCGTATGCAGAAGGCGTTGGAATCGGGCGGCAGCACCGCCAATTAAAGAACGTCTTGCCGTTCTTCGGAAGATTGTACGAGACAAAGATCCAAGGGTCATTCGCAGCTATTCCTGACCTTTTGAGGTCAGCATCGATCTGCGGGCATACCTCGGATGCTGCACCTTTCACCTGCGGTATCGTTAGGCGTCGGCTTTGGCTCACGACCCAAAGATCTTGTGTTTCGACTATCTTCATTGCTCCCCCTCGCGATCAAACTAAGTGGCGCAAATTTGGTGGGCAAACTGAAATGCAGAAAATTCTACCGGTTCGGCAAGTGTCGGGGCGTTAAGATAGAAAAGGTTCCTAAAAGGTGGCGATAGCTGACCCCGCCTCGCCACCCCATTCCCCAGCCCTTGGCATAACAGCCAGGGGGGTGTCGGTTATTCCGCTTCTGCCGCTGCCGACGCTTCAATCCCGCGTTGAATCTTCGCAGTTAGTACGAATAGGAAAGTTCCTAGCGCTTCAGCAAATTCAACTGACTGCTTTGCTTCCTCAGGCGAAACGTGGGGCCTCTCCGCGTCTGCATGACGTGGCCGGTTCGACCCTAATCGTACCGAGTGAGCCCAATCTGCCATCCCTTGCGTCAGCAGGTTGGCGGCAAGTGCTGCGTCGATCCGGTGGTACAGACTTCCTTCGAGCAGCCCCTTTGCCTTTAGCATTGCATCAACCGCACTTCCTGCCATCACGGCGGCAGCATCTGGCGCGTGTAATGTCTCAAACGCCTGTTGAAGAAAAGTCCTGGCTTGATCGGGGATATCTTCGTGAGCGGCTTTGGCATCTGGGAAAAGTCTAAGGACTTGCATGGTAGTGTTGCCGTCCCACTGCAGTTTGGTCGCAACAACACTGGTGCAACTGGTGCAGCGGTACGCAGCCCAACCAGAACCGTGTTGATGCCACTTATCTGCCCAGACTAAGTTCAGGTTGGGGCTCGCAACGGAGCAGTGCGGGCACCTCCCTATGTCCAGGAGCTTCGCGCCTGGGCCATAGCCACCGGCTTGTAGGTGCGTAAACGACGAAGTCTGGGCCACGTAATACCCTCCGAATCGGGTCCATGCGAAACAATCCGGACATTTCGAAATACATTCAAGGAATTCAATCATGGCTCCACGTGGCGGTGCGCGCCCCGGTGCGGGCAGAAAGCCGGGCAAGGTATCAGCGGCAAAGCGCGAACTGTCCGACATGGCAAAGGATCATGCGCAAGCCGCGCTCGATACGCTCGCGGCCGTTCATGCCGACAAAGACGCCCCGGCAGCGGCGCGAGTTTCAGCGGCCACGGCGATCCTTGATCGGGCCTATGGCAAGCCGCCTCAATCGCTGGAACACAGCGGGAAAGACGGGGCGCCACTAATGCCGCCGTCCATCACCTTCGTTCTCGATGAAGATCCCGCTTAGTCGGCCGCAACTCCAGTTCGCATCGGCAAAGGATCAGTTTCCGGCTTTCGTCGGCGGATTCGGTAGTGGCAAGACCCATGCGGCCATCGCGCGGGCTCTGGCTCTCAAGCTGCAGTATCCCGGTCAGAACATCGCCTACTACCTACCGACCTATGATCTGGTCAGTACCATCGGCTTCCCGCGGTTCGCGGAAACGCTGGACGACATGCTGATCCCCTTCAGGGTCAACAAGAACGCCAAGGTTATTGACCTCGGCGCTTTCGGGCAGATCATCTTCCGCACGATGGATTCGCCAGAGCGCATCATCGGCTATGAGGTCGCAGACAGCATCGTTGACGAGCTGGACACGCTGCCTCTCGAAAAGGCGCGGGGCGCCTGGAACAAGATCATCGGCCGCAATCGGCAAAAGAAGCCGGATGGATCCCTCAACACGGTTGCAGTAGCGACCACACCTGAAGGCTTTCGGTTCGTCTACGAGCGATGGCAGAAGTCGCCGGCCAACGGCTACCGGATCATCAAGGCCTCAACCTACAGCAACTCGAAGAACCTGCCTGCTGGCTATATCGAAAGCTTGCGCGACAGCTATTCCACGAACCTGCTGGCGGCGTACCTGGATGGCGAGTTCGTCAATCTAACCAGCGGCTCCGTTTACACCGAGTTCGATCGCAAGCGGCACCACACAGCGGCCACGATTCAGCCGGGCGAGACGTTGCATGTCGGTATGGACTTCAACGTTCAGCATATGGCGGCGGTCATCTTCGTGCTGCGCGATGGCAAGCCATATGCGGCGCAGGAATACACCGACATGCTGGACACCCCGGCAACGATCACGCTGCTGAAAGAGCGGCACGCCGGTCATCCGATCTTCGTCTATCCCGACGCCTCGGGGCAGAACCGGAAATCCAACAAGGCTAGTGACAGCGATATTGCCTTGCTGAAGCAGGCTGGGTTCCGGGTTTGCGTGAACCCATCCAACCCGGCGGTTAAAGATCGTGTGCTAGCGGTCAACGGCCTGCTCAAAGCTGACGGGGTTGGCATCAACACCGATACCTGCCCAACACTGGTCGAAGCGCTCGAAAAGCAGGCCTACGACAAGAACGGCGAGCCCGATAAGTCGGGCGGGCTGGATCACGTCATCGACGCGGCGGGATATTTTATCGCCTACAAGTTCCCGATCCGCGCTCGCGGCATCTCGGGGCAGAGAGAAATCCGGGGTCTTGTCTGATGGCATTCGATATCACGGCGAAGCATCCCGCCTACAAAGAGTTTGAAGCAGCGTGGACCTTGATGCGCGATGCGTTCTCGGGAGAGGACGACATAAAGGCCAAAGGAGAAACCTATCTACCGATGAAGCCTGGCACTCGGGCAATCTCGGACCCAGCGACCCGCGCTGCGGCCTATGAGTTCTACAAGGAGCTTGCCGAGTTTCCCGACCTTCTGGCGCTGACCGTTCGCGGCGCTGTGGGCACGATGCTCGATAGCTCGGCTGAGATTGAGCTGCCTTCGGCACTGGAGCCATTGCGCGAACGGGCCACACGCGACGGCCTGACGCTTGAGGCACTGCACCGCCGCATCGCCACCGAAATCATGCTGGTGGGCCGCTATGGCGTCCTGCCGGGCATTGGACCCGATGGCGCGCCGTATCTGGCTGGCTATGTCGCGGAGAGCATCACAAGCTGGGACACAGACGAAGACCAGCGACCGGATTTCCTCGTGCTCGATGAGAGTGGTCTCACCCGCAATCCCGAGACCGGCGAATGGGAGCAGACGGTTCAATACCGAGAATGCTTCGTGCTGGAGGGGCGATACGCCGCGCGAGTTTGGGTGAAGGGCGCTTCGGGCTGGGAGGCTGGCGAGCCGGTTGAAGCCGTCGACCGTAAGCGCAAGCCAATCGACTTCTTGCCATTCGTGTTCTTCGGTGTGAGCGACCTGACCCCGGCGCCGGACGACGTGCCACTCTATGGCCTCGCAAAGATCGCCCGCCGGATCTACCGGATGGACGCGAACTACCAGACCTCGCTCTACATGACGAGCGAGCCCACGCCCTACGTCGTTGGCGTGTTCGATGAACAGAACCAGGCGCCGAGCACCATCGGCGCCGCAAATATCTGGGTGATCCCAGAAGGCGGCTCGGCCGGCATGGTGGAATTCACCGGGGCAGGCATTCAGGCCCAGGAAAAGGCAATCGACAACGCCAAGGCAGACGCGACAATGTTTGGCGCGCAGCTGCTGACCGAGAACAAGCGCACCGCGGAATCAGGCGAGGCCATCCGGCTTCGTTTGGGCAATCAGACCTCGACGCTTAAGACTATTGCCATGACCTCAGCCGCAGGGCTGGAGCGGGCTTTGAAGAATGTTGCTGTGTGGATGGGTGAAAACCCTGATGCGGTCTCCGTGAAGCCCAATCTGGATTTCTTCGCACACGACCTCTCAGCGCAAGACATTACTGCCATCGTGGCCGGTTGGCAGGCAAAAGCCTATCCGCGCCGCACCATGTTCGACAGGCTCAAGCAAGGCCAGTTGATTGGCGAGGATACATCCTATGAGGACTATGCCGCCATGCTGGACACAGAAATGGAGGATCAGCACCTGACGGGTGAGGCGCTTGATATCACCAAGACGACGGACGAGGCTTAGTACCTAAAAGCTGGGCCGATTTGCGCAACGCCGCATAAGGCCAGACACTCCCGTTTTGCGGGAGATTCGGAATGCCGCCAAAAGTGGCGCGCTCGGCGTTCGAGCGGTTAAGCTTGCGTTTGCAATGCGAAGAACTTGCTATCCCACTGACAGAGATGGACGCCCGATACGATAAGGCTTCCCGCCGGTGGTATGATGAGGGAGGCGCTTCGTACCGGCGGCCAGAGCCACTGGTTGCGGCATCAATTCGGCGGGCAGGGTTTGAAGTCGCGCATTGTGAGGGGACGGCGCTCTTAATGCCGATGAAGGCGCTCACGTTTGATTGGTTTTTGACGAACTACGAAGCCGATCATTCATGGATGCGACGGTGGTATTTTGAGGGGATGTGCAAAACATTTGAGGGGCGAGCGACTGAAATTCGGCGCTCTATGGCACGATGCCAAGAGCCTGAGTTTGCTTCGCACTTCGATGCAATAATGTCAGTTCACGACCTTGGGCCGGAAGCCGTGCCTCGCAATCTGGCCCTGCTACTCGCGGCTCATCACAGATCCACGCTGCTCAGCATATTCGACATTTTTGCCTCCGATCCATATGCCTATAGGGCCGGATGGCCGGATATTGTTGCTGTCAGTGAAACGGAGCTTCGATTTGTGGAAGTGAAGACGGCAGACCGATTTCATGCTTCGCAGGAGCGAGTGGCGAGGGCCTTTAGAGATGCGCTTGGATTGGATTTTTCCGTTGTGCGGTTGAAACCCAAGCAGTCTAATTGGGCAAATAACCCTTATCCCTGAGATGGTCGGTTAGAAGCTTCTCCACCAGAGAAGTGAGCGAGCGGTGATCGTCGGATGCTGCTTTTTCGGCGGTCTCTTTAAGTTCCGGCGCGATGCGCAGATTTAGGGTTGCGGTCTTTTTTCGCTGCTCGGTCATAAAATGTAACGCCACTGGCTTGACATGAGTTTGGCCTAGTGTAACGTGAGTGGCGTTACATAACAAGCGGCCCCACACGATGTTGACGCATCGGGCAGGGCCTACCAACCGAGATCGTAGAGGATCATCGCATGGCTACCATCATTATACCGTCCGCCTCTGGCGCGGGCGATAGCGATTTCATGGCATTCACGCCGCTTTCTGAACTTTTCACCGATCCTGTAGTGCGCAGCATTTTCCGCGATGCTGAGCGCGACCAGGGCTTTGCCTTCACGATCCCAACACCAGATAGCCCGGTGTTCGATGGCGGCGCCGAGGCTGAGTTGGAGTTCGTGGCATGACGGCGGGCGAAATCATGAGCCTTTTTGAAGGGCAGGATGAAATTCTCGCCAAGATGGATGTAGTGCGGCATCTGTCGGCGCTGCTCTGTGGCAAGCTGGAAGGTCGCTTCTCCGAGAAGGACGGCAAAGAAGACGCTGGGCGCGGCTACGTCAAACTTCTGCTGTCTGCTTCAGAGGTCGAACAGATTTGCTGGCTGGCCTCTGAGGTCTCTATTCACTCTGCAATTCTAAACGAGAAGGTGGATGCTGCTTACAGCCTGCTGCTGGTGAATGCAGAGCAGGGGAGGAAGGCGGCATGAGCGACTTGGTGTCCAAGCTGACCAATCTAGAGCTGGAGGCTCATGACCTCCTGCGAATGGCCCAACTCACTCAGGACAAGCACGAGGAAATGTTCATTGGCCCAGATGATCGCGGGCGAATGATCGCCACAACGCATGACCACGAGACCATGGAGTTCGCTTGCCGTAACGTTGCGAAGCGCGCCGAAATCTTGCTCGTGTGCGTAGCGGCCCTTGTGGCCGAAGTCGAAAGCGGACGCGGGCTGATTGTACCGCCAACGGCAAAAGCCGCCTGACCAATCGGGCGTTCGCGCCCGCTTTTCTGAACATCACCAGTTTCCCCGCCGCCAATGGGGATGAATGCGAACCCGAGTTTCAGCACTCCGGCGTTCGTAAATGCGAACCCCTGTGCATTCCGGGCTTGGCGGGCCGGAGTGCTGAAACCCCAAGGAGGGTTATCTATGTCTTCCGATTTTAACGCCTCTCGCCTGCCAATCGTGAATGTCCGTGAAGGCGAGGCCTTTGCTGATAGCCGTGACGTTGCAGCCTTCTTTGACAAGGAGCATCGCAATGTTCTGCGCGACATTGACAATCTTGTTGCTGCTGAGCCGTCGCTGGCCCTGCTCAATTTTGAGCAGGGGGTCTATACCCGAGCGGACACTGGCAATCAGCAACATCGCCACTTCCGTATGAACCGAGACGGCTTCTCGCTGCTCGCTATGGGGTTCACCGGTACCAAGGCCCTCAAGTGGAAACTGCGCTACATCGAGGCCTTCAACGCCATGGAGGCCGAAATCCGTCGTCAGGCCCAGACCGGGCCAATGATCGACATGAACGATCCCGGTGCGCTTCGAGGCCTGCTGCTGTCCTACAGTGAAAAGGCCATCGAATTGCAGGAACAGGTCAACGAGCTTGTGCCCTCCAAGGAAGCCCTCGACCGCATCGAACATTCGGACGGTAGCCTATGCGTTACCGATGCGGCAAAGACTCTGCAAATCCCGCCGCAGCATTTGTTCCGCTACCTGCGCAGCAACTCGTGGACCTATCGCCGCGTCGGCACTTCCGGGGACATCGGCTATCAGGACAAGATCGCAGCGGGCTATCTGGAGCACAAAGTGACGTTGGTTCCGCGCCCCAATGGAACTGAAAAGAGCGCAACGCAGGTTCGGATTACGCCGAAGGGCTTGGCGAGGCTGGCGAAGATTTTCGACCAGGGCCAGAAAGCGGCATGAGCGCAAAGCGTGCCCTGACGAGCGAAACCGTAGCCAAGGCGGGTCAGAAACGCCTTGGCACCTATCAGAACTGCAAGCAGTGCGGGGCCGAGTTCTATGTCTCGCTAGGACGTGCCCGGCAAGCAGCAGCAAATGGAGTTACGATAGCTTGCTGCTCAAACGCCTGCCGGGGAGAGCTGAAGCGCGGCACAGAAATGAGGCCCGTACACGACCGCTTTTGGTCGAAGGTCGATGTTCGAGGGGAGGACGAATGCTGGCCATGGACCGCATCTAGTTTTCCGGACGGTTACGGCTGCTTCGGCTATGAGGGAAAGACGCACCATGCACAGCGCATTGCGTTCTTGCTGGCAAATGGAGAATTCGACCGAAGCCTTGAGGTGCGACACACCTGTGACAATCCTCCATGCTGCAACCCTGCCCATTTGTTGCTGGGAACGCATGCCGATAACATGAGAGATATGGCCGAACGAGGTCGCACGGATTATCCAAGGCTCAAAGGCGATGCACACCCATCGTCCAAACTGCGCTCTGGCCAGGTGCTTGAAATTCGGCGCCGATCTGCCGCTGGCGAATCCCGAGTGGCGTTGGGATTGGAGTTTGGTGTGGCGCCAAGCAACATCACAATGATTGTCACGATGCGCACTTGGCGGCACCTTTCTAGCGATGGGGTACAATAGCAATGGCCATCCGTCGCCCGCCCACGGACATTGCAGAGCGCTCCGGTGGAGCCAAGGCCAACGACATCATCGCGGACCTGTTCACTGGCCATGCGGTCGATCTACTTCGCGTTGAGGCAGGGCAGCGGCGCAAGGTTCGGACGTTCCTGGCTAAGCTGGAGCGCGATATTGTTGCCCAACTGGCTGCTATCGACCCAACAGAGCCCGTGCGCGCCGCATACCGCCAGAAGCGCCTAGAAACGCTGCTGGAGCAGGTGAAGGAAACAATTCGTGCCTCCTACCGCCGCACGAGCACAGAGATGATTGGCGAGCTTCGAGAGCTTGCTGAGATCGAAGGCGCCTTTGTTGCAGGCGCGATCAACAAAGGTGTGGGCTTTCACCTCGCTACGGCCAATTTCACGCGGCAACAGTTGGTGTCATTGGTCGGCAGTGTCTTGGTGCACGGCGCGCCTGTTGCGGAGTGGTGGAGCCGACAGGCTGGTGACACTCTGCAGCGCTTCACCGATCAGATGCGAATGGGTATGGCTCTGGGCGAAACGAGCCAGCAATTGATCCAGCGTATCAGGGGCGGCACGCGCAACGGCGAGCTGATTACTGGCTTCATGGACATCAGCAAACGCCACGCAGATAGCCTAGTGCGGTCCGCAACGATGGCCGTGGCCAACGACGCGCGCGAGGCAACCTATCAAGCCAATGCTGACATTCTGAATGCCATCGTCTGGACGAGCACCTTGGACAATCGAACGAGTGTTCAGTGCCAGGTGCGGGATGGGCTTCGCTATACGCTTGATCACCAGCCCATCGGCCATGATGTGCCGTGGGGGCCGGGGCCAGGAAACCTGCATTGGGGATGCCGTTCCACCTCGCGCCCCGAAACCAAAAGCTGGCGCGAGATGGGCTTTGATATCGATGATCTGTCCCTGGCCACGCGGGTTTCAATTGATGGGCAGGTGGCGGGCGATTCGAAGTTCGAAGATTGGCTGGCCAAGCGCAGCAGAGTCGAACAGGACAACGCGCTCGGCAAGGGCAGGGCGGACTTGTGGCGGGATGGAAAGATCAGCTATCGCGATCTGCTCGATCAGAACGGGCGAGAACTGAATCTTGAGCAGTTACGGGACATTACTACCGCATAGTCCCGCCGTCAAAAAGATCGGCGGGACCAAGGCTTGGGTTTGTGCCTATTGCATAGCGCCAGATACAGTTGCGAGGCTTATGGGTTGCGGGCCGCCCCATCTAGAAGTTTGGCAAGAAGGCTTACAAACGCGATGAATTCAAGTGCGCGCTCTGGATCGTCCTCAATGAAGCCGTGGGCCCGCGGGTTCCGAAGTCCAGCGACGGCGCCGCTGAACATCATCATGAAGCCTTTTTGCTCATCCTTGTCCGACTGGTCCAAGAGATAGTTGAATTTCAAGGTCGGATTGGATGGGTTGAACGCTCTCTCCATCAAAGTTGAGCCATCGAATTCTAGTTCGCTTCTAAGTCGCACCAAGCCATTCAACGCCTTGACGGATGCCTCGACAGCGTTCGCATAATGACCGTCGAGGTATAGCCTTGAGGAGGCTCGCTCGATCTCAGGATGAAGGGACAGGCCCTCATAGGCCTTTATCGTTCTTCCCGTGCCCGGGGTGCCGGTGTCTCCGACCTGTTCTTTAAGCAATTCGATAGCGGTAGTGAGCGCAGCTTTAGACGAGTTCACATTCGAGCGGATCTCTGCCAGATTTCCCCGAATTGATATGTCCGTGTCTGAACCCATGATCCACACCCGCGGCTCAAAGCTGTCTACATTGAGATCTCTGAATTCATAGGTGTTCGGGCCGAAAACCTGCCTGAGCGTTGAATTGATTTTGGTAGCCAAACTAGCAAGAACATCGCTGCCCGTTTGATTGTCGAGTGAGTCGAGATCGAGGTCACTCAGCTCGTTAAGTCGCTTTTCTAGTTTTGAAATTGCCTCAGTGGCCTGACCATTATTTAGGTTGGCGGGTTGAATTGTGGCTTGTTGCGCTTTTGCCAATTTGGTCCCTCTTGCGATCTAGCCAACAACATCACGCATGAGACGCAAGATTTCCAGCCCGCTCGGCATTCCGAGCCGGGCTTTTTACCGCCGCCCGTCCACTAGGCTCATTGCCCAGTGCAACATTTCAGGATTGTGCCACAGCATAAAGCCCGCGCCGAGGATGGCCGCGAGCAGCACTAGGCCAAAGACCTTTTTGAGCACTGAGAACACCAACCACAGCACCACAACGGCAGCCACGCCTAGTCCAACGAGTGTGTAGGTATCGGTTGGGATTTGTTCTCTCCGCATCCTGAAATTCACAGGCCGCATTGCAGCGGTTTGCGTTCTGCCGCCTCCGGGCGGCTTTTTTGTGCCCGCGAGTCGGGCTCCACCGAAAGGAAAGCCGATGGCTTTGAAATCCGTCTATACGTCCGGCGATGACATCCCGGCGGAACACAAGGGCCTCTATGAAGAGCAGGGCGACGTGTTCGTGCTCTCGATTGAGGACATCGACTCTCACCCTAAGGTTCGCGGTGTCATCACCGCCAATCGTGAGAACGTCAAGAAGCGCGACGAGTACAAGGCCAGGGCGGCAGAGCTCGAGGCTCGAATTGCCGAAATCCCGGAAGGGTTCGATGCGGACGAGTACTTGGCTCTGAAGGCCTCCGCGGGCGACCCAGACGACCCCAACAAGAAGAAGATCGCTGACGAGCATATCCAGTCTCAGAAGGCGCTTTACGAAACCCGTATTGCCAACCTCACCAAGAAACATGGCGACGAGCTTTCGGCACGCGACCAGGCCATTGCCGAACGTGACGGATACATCGATCGCACGGTTGCGGAAGCGGGCCTAAAAGACTCCCTCCTTGCGGTCGGCGTGGATCCCGAACTGCTTGATGGTGCGCTCGCGTACCTCAAGCCATCAGTGAAGGTTCAGCGCACCGACGACGGCAACCGAAAGGCTATTGTCGAGACTGATCTTGGTGAGATCGCCGTCCCCGACTTCGTGAAAGACTGGGCGCAGTCGAAGGGCAGGGCATTCCTTGCCAAGCCATCGGGTCCCGCAGCCGAAGGAAACAATGGCAGTGGCCGAGGTGCCAAACTGCCGTCTGGCAACTTCGGCGGCGACAAGGGCGAACGCACCAAGGCTATCGCAAGCAAATTCCCAGAGCTGGCTCAGTAGCCGGCTCTTTTCTTTGGCTGCCCTCGATGGGGTGCGGCCAGGCGCGATGCGCCAATCAGCCGGTCTGACGGCACCCCACTCCCACAATCATGAACATTGAGGTTCAGCCATGTCCCTTTCTCAAATGCAGGTCTTCAACAAGTACATCATGCCAGCGACTATCGAGACGCTGGCGCAGCTCGTCGACAAGTTCAACGGCGCTTCCGGCGGAGCAATCCGCCTGACCACGGAAGGCTTCGAAGGCGATTTCCTTCAGGAGTCGTTCTATGCCGCCATTCATTCGGCCCGTCGTCGCGTTGACCGCTATGCCGCCAATAACGCGGCCACCCCGACTGATCTGACTCAGCTCAAGCACTCGACCGTGAAGGTCGCTGGCGGCTTCGGCCCGGTTCGTTTTGAACCTTCCCAGATGACCTGGCTCAACAAGCCGACTGCCGAGGGCGTCGAGGTCGCATCGCGCAACTTTGCCGAGGCGCTGCTGCAGGATCAGCTCAACACGTCTATCGCGGCACTGGTGGCAGCAATCGCCAACCAGGGCGCTGCAACGACGGTCGATGTCTCGGCCACCAAGAAAGTCGACTACACGGCGGTCAATGACAGCCACGCGCTATTCGGCGATCACTCGCCCATGCTGGTGGCGCAGGTCATGGATGGCGTGAGCTATCACGGCTTCATCGGCCAAAACCTCGGGAATACCGCCACGCTGTTTCAGGCGGGCAACGTCCGTGTCGTGGACATTCTCGGCCGTACCGTTGTCGTTACCGATGCTCCGGCGCTCTACAGCGCTGCTGTGGCTGATCCTGCCACTCCGGCCAAGCGCCGCGTGCTCTCGCTGGCTGCCAATGCCGCTGTGGTTCACGACAGCCGCGACATCATCTCGAACATTGAGACGAGCAACGGCAAGGAGCGCATCGAGACCACGCTGCAGATCGATTACACCTTCGGTCTGGGCCTCAAGGGTTACACCTGGGACGAAGCCAACGGCGGCAAGTCGCCCACCGACGCCGAGCTGGCGACGGGCTCGAACTGGGACAAGGTTGCGAGCTCCACCAAGCACACTGCTGGCGTGCTGGCTATCGGCCAGGCCTAGCACTGGTTTTGGAAGTGGAGGCGGGTTCGCTCGCCTCCATCACCAAGGCCAGAAAGGAATTTGTCATGAAAAAGCTCGTCTTGGATAAGACCGCCTTCGTTCGCCACCCGGTATTGCCCGAACTCAAGCGCAAGCTGAACAGCGAGGGATATCAGATCGTAGATGCCGCCTTCGCGCCTGAGGGCGAGACGATCTTGGATGGCTCGGCGTCTGAGGGCGCAAAAACTCCGACGAAAAGTCCAGTGAAGACCGCGAAGCCCAACGAAATTCCAGGCGCCGCTGCTGACGCGCTCGCTTTAGCCGGTGGCAACTTCATGGCCTTCAAGTCGGCTGCCAAGAAGATCCTTAGCGATGCTCTGCCCGGCACCAAGGACGAAATCATCGCCGCGCTGAAGGCGTATGACGGCGGAGCGGATGGTACGCCAACACCCATCCCCGAAGCTTGGGAAGCCATGACCGACGACGAGTTGGTCGAGCTGGCCGGAAAGCTTGCGGGCGAGCCAGTCAATGCTGGCAGCGAAGGCAGTCCCGCCGACAAGGCTCGATCCATCATTCAGGCAACGGTCGATGACCGCGCGAGCCGCGCATAATGGCCGACAACGTCACTCCGCTATTCTCTGGGCCAGCCGTTGCCGATATCCCCGGCCAGTTGCGGCAAATGGCTGAAATGATCGAGCGCGGCGAAGTCCTGGCGACATCGGCCCTCTTCATTGTGCCCCAGAACAATGACTGGCCAATGGTGTTTGGCTGGGGCGACCACCTCGGTGATCTTGGAAATATCGCGGTCTGCGAGCTGACCAAGAGCTGGTTCGTCAATAATTTAACGGCGTGGTCTTGATGCTGTCCTTCACCGATCCAGCTGTCATCCCTAGCGAGGCTGACGCATACGCTGAAGCTCGCTTGTGGTCCGACTGGACCGGTGATGAAGCCGTGAAGGTTGGCGGCCTGCGTCGTGGGCAGGATTTCATCGCCCAGACCTACAATGGCCGTTGGCTGACGGTTTGGGACAATAACGACGCGCCGGATCTGGTGAAGTTCGCCATCATCGAAGCGGCCCGACGCGAGCTCGTGTCCCCTGGCAGTTTGGCGCCTGATTTCGTCGCCGCTCGTGCCGTCACCCGCGAAAAGAAGAAGGTAGGGCCGCTGGAGAAGGAGCTTCAGTACGCCGAGGCGACCAGTGCCGCATCGGTCCAGCCCGTCATCGACGCCATCGGCAAACTGCTGGCTGGATTGATCGGTGCCAAGGCAGGCTCCTACGGCTCAGCGCCGCTGCTGAGGGTCTGACATGGCCATTGAGAAATTCGACTACACAGAGGCAGCAAGAGATGCCGCTGAGCTGCTCCAAGAGTTCGGCCAGATTGGCGCGATCCGGCGCTTTACCGAAGTTCCGGGGCCCGACGAGTTCACCCCAGGCACTCAGGTTGAAGTGGATTACCCGATCATCGTGGCCGTGCTGCCAATCGACCTGCAGAACGTGGGCCGGGACATGGACGGCACGCTGATCAAGGCCGACGACAAGCAATTGCTCATCTCTCCTGATGCAGCCGCGCTCAAGCCAACAACTACCGATCTGGTTCTGATCGACGGTGCTTTCGCTGGCGCGTCTTATGTCGGTGGCACCATTTATTCGCTCGTGCGTTGCAACGCCCTAGCGCCCGCAGGTCGGGTCGTTCTCTACGACGCCGTTGGTACACGTTGATGCGCTAAGCGCAGGGCTTCGACTGCCGCTCTTAATCCAGTAACAGGAACCGGCGAGCACAACTTCTCGGCGGGGCCACGTGAAAGCCTCTGCGTGTTGGGTAGGGCCGACGCGGCGATGACGTAAAATATCCACTGAGATGGGTCTCGGTGATCAGCGCTGTCATCCTCAACGTGATGCAGCGCCAGAACATAGATGTCGGCATTCCTTCCAGGTCGAGCTATCCAGTCCGTCCCGTTTTCCCAGACCCCGGTTCGTGGCTTGATGTCCCATGATGGTTTGGGAGGGCTCTTGCTGACCCACGACTGCTTCAACGCGGATTGCTTGACCTCAAGCCGAAGACCGCCGGGGTGGATGAAATCGCATGCCGCATAGTCAGCAGAGGTCCAATCCCAATCCGGGAGCACAGCGGCAACAATCGCTTCAGTGATGATCGAGCGGTAGACGTTCGTGACCAGCGGTTTACCGAATATCGCCTTCGACGCGGCCTCGATCGTTTGTTAAGTTGTCAGCATGTTTCCTCCGGTGGGGAAGGCTACCGGCTGGGTCTTAGGGAGGTGTGAATGGGCTTCGCTGATCAGGTTTCCGCATTCACCCGCAAGACCGAAGCTAAGATCGAAACTGCCATCCGCAAGATTGCGCTCGACGTCTTTGCCGAGGTGATCATGATGAGCCCCGTTGATACGGGCCGGTTCCGGGGTAATTGGCAGGTGGCTATCGGCTCGGCGCCATCTGGGACGCTGGAAATTGACGATAAGGCCGGGACGGCCACACTCGCCAAGGCCCAGGCCGAGGCATTGGGGCTCAAGGCGGGGCAAACGATCTTCCTCGTCAACAACCTGCCGTATGCGCAGGCCCTCGAATATGGATCGTCACAGCAGGCACCGGGCGGAATGGTCCGCCTCACCGTGCAACGCTGGAAGCCCATTGTCGAAGCCGTAGGTCGGGAGCTGAGCAAGCAATGAGCGTTCCCGTCGAAGCCGATATCTGGGCGGCGCTGAAAGCCCGAGTTGAAACACTGCCGGCCGCCATCATGCCGCAGAGTTCGATTGCCTATCCCAAGGTGGCGTTCACCAAGCCAACGATAGGCGGAAAGCCATCGCCGTACATCGAGGTTCGACACCTGCCGAACCAGGCGCAGCGGCTGTTCATCAACAACGGCGCTCACCGTCGCCCCGGCATTCTTCAGCTCTCGCTCTATGTGCCGAACGCGGGATCTTGGACCAATGAGCAGACGTTGGGGCAGGCGGGCCGCATTGCCGAGCACTTCCCTATGGATCTCAAGCTGTCGGCCCATGACGTGACTGTCCGCATCTCGAAAGCCCCAGACATCGCCCAAGGCTTTGCCGATGGGGCGTACTGGATGACGCCGATCAGCGTTTCCTTCGACTGTTTCGGGTAGCCCGGTAAATGAAGCGGGGCGGGAAGGTCTCTCCTATGGATGTGAAGTTTTACGACCAAATTGGCAATCGAGCGGGTTTCGTGTTGAGCGGCCGGCGGAGTTCATCTCGCATCGAGCTATATTCGCCCGCCCAAATCATCGAAGCAGTTCGGTCTCTGCGAGGTGTGCTTTCAGCTGAGAGCGTGCTTGAGCGGCTCCGGCAGAATGCGGGTCCGATGAAATAGCAATGGTGAGTTGGGTGAGTCCGATTATCGACCTATCCAACAGCTTCCTGGGGAGGTGGAAATCCGCTTGGCGCCAGACCTCGGTATTCTCCCGCACCAGCTTAGTCACTGCCAACGGAACCGCGTCCGAGCCGGTAAGCTCGTGCTCGAATTCTGTTTTGATTGAGGACGGCGCCGTTGTAGATCGTGTGCCCTCTGTTTGCAGCAGCAGTCTGGATGCCTTCAGCATTGCTTTTGGGTCGCATAGCAGTAACGCGTCGGGCAGCTGAGGGATTGTTCCCCACATGCAATGAGCAAGCATGTTTCTTGGGCGAGCAGCGCGCTCGATGAGCTTGAACAGAGGGTTCAAAAGAGCACGCGTTTCCTCGTGCTCGATTTTCTCCTGAGCTGCGGCCTTTATCGCGTCCGTCTGGCTATTTCGCGCCCGGATACTGTCTAGGATCGCAAGAGCGGCGGTGTCGCCAAGGAGCACGGACGCCATGGTGCTAAGGGTGTACTCTACATTCGCCCATTTAGCGAAGAGACGTCCGGCCTCTGCGGATAGAACCGGTCGATCATGGCCCGCATCACTAAGGTTTATTTCGAAGGACAGAATGCTGTCTGGAAATCTCTCAGGCATACGATACTCCCCCGGCCCACTCCAATTTGGATCAGAGCCCCCGGGAAGAGTCTAGCCTTCCGCCGCACAGGCCATTTGGCCACCCATCATCATTCGCAACGGCTCGCTTCGGCGGGCCTTTTTCATGGAGACCACAATGTCCCAGTCGTTCCCGGTCGCTGGCCGGAAGATCTATATGCACGCCGATGTGCTGGTGCCGCCCGTGACTGGGCTGCTGACCGCTGCCGACTTCCCCGCAATCACTGATGAGGATTGGGGCGGCATCGGCAAGTGGCAGACGATGGGCTCCCTCGGCGGCGATCAGGCAACGATCACAACCCCTTACATCAACGAAGAATACGATGACGTGCAGATGGGCACAAAGAACCCCGGTGTCATGTCGAACACCTTCGGCGTGGTTCCCGCAGATCCGGGCCAGATCGCGCTTTACGCAGCTGCTGGTGACAAGCGCCTTCGCGCGTTCCTCGTTGAGTTCCCTGATGCTCCGGTCGGCTCTGCCGCGCACGGCACCGTCCGGCTGTTCGCAGCCTATGTGAAGGAGCCGGCAGAGCAGGGCGGTGAGGCCAATACTATGGGCCTGATGACCGTCGATTTCGTGAAGTTCAAGAACACCGTCCGTGTGCCAGCAGCGGCCACCGGCGGTCCGGTAGGTGGTGTATAATGGAAATCAGCGGCCTCAAGCGCGACAGCGCCGCAATTGCAGCTGGTCAGTGGGTTGGCGACATTCCCGGTCTTGGTGATGTCCGGCTCCGGGTTCGCGGCCTGTCCAGCCCGGTCGTGGTGGCCGTGCGTAGCCGTAGGGAGCGTAAGGTTCCACGCGATCAGCGCGAGCGAGATGGCTCGCTGACCGCTGAAGTTGGCCTTGTGGTCTTTGGCGAGGTGCTGCACGAGGCGGTGTTGCTCGACTGGCAGGGCCTTACTGACGGCGGCAAGCCAGTTCCGTTTGACGCCGATCTGGCGAAGACGTGGCTCACCGACCCCGACTTCGCGTTCTTCGCGGATGCGGTGGTCTATGCGGCTCAGATCGTGGACAAGGGCAATGCAGATACCCAGGAACAGCTTGAGGGAAACTACGAAGCGCCGTTGCGTGGGAAATAGCGCACGGCGCAGTCTATCGCGCATGGGTGGCGGGTGCGGACGAACGCCCCGTCAGCTGGCCCCCGGAGTTATTACCGGGCGCTGACGAGCTTCTATCGGCGTTCTGGGCACTATGTTCGGATCGTCAGGTTGCAATGAGCGAGGGGCCAATTCCATTCTCCGCCATCAACCAATGGGCCGCACGGCAAGGGGTCGACGGCGGCGATGAATTCGCCACTCTGATGCGCTGTGTCCGGGTGATGGATGACGAATGGCTGAAGTCAGCGCGACGGCACGACGGTCAGGTAGAAGGTCGACCACTGACTCCTGAACTTTTCGACGCCGTGTTTAGATAGAGTAGGGCCCCGACCAAGGCCGGGGCAAGTTGTGGTTACCGAACGAAGTCGTCAATCCTGCGGAGAGTTACTCGGCGGTTACGCCAGTCTTCTCGGGACGTGTTGATCAGAAGGTAGTCTTTTCCGTAGCCAACGGTCTCGAGGACGCGGGAAGGGATGCCGAACTCGTTCACCAAGACGCGTTTCAGGGACGCGGCACGGCGCTCCGAAAGCAGTTGGTTCGAGGAACGAGAGCCTACAGCATCGGTGTGCCCCTCAATAAGGAACAAGGCGCGGCGGCGGCGCTGCAAAACATCGCTCAGGGCGTCAGCGATCTCGAAAACCTTGCGGTACTCAGAGCGCGGGATCGAGGCGGAACCAAACTCAAAGTTGATGGCCTGAATATCGATCGATGGGGCCGCCCAGCGGAGGTCGGGACGCTTGCGGAAGTCCTGAATGGTGACGCGATTTGCGGGAGCCACTTCCAAGGAAGGAGCGGCGTCCAACTGGCGCATGATCTCATTCGAAGATGGGATTGAGGTGCTCTGAGCAAAGGCTGTGGCGGGGGAGGCTGCAACCACTGCTAGCCCCAACAAAAAGTGACGGCGGTCCATGCGCGATCTCCTCATGGGTGTTCGTTTGATGCGCATTTCTGGCAGCTTGAACCTGAAGGCAGGCTGAACACGCTGGTCAGGCCTGACCTTCAACACATCGCCTCGCAGGGGCGCCCATCTTTGTCTCGATCAAGCCGCCCGCCCCAGGAACAGTTGGCGAGATACCACCTCGCGGCGCTACAACTTCCGATCTGGGAACAAGTTCTTCTCGGTGAACATGAAAGCCCAGAAGACTTTGGGGGAGCCTGAACCAACGTTGCGGGCGGAGTGTAAATCTGAGCTGGGCGGGTCGAGGACGTGTATCGTTCGCTTATCCATCCGTAACCAGCGGAAGACTGAACCAGAACCCAGCCGCTTGCCCTATCTAGGACGGTGACCCGCTCGCCGTTGGATATTTTGCTCACTATCGCTGCGTTGGTCGACGGTTCTGCGCGTATGTTCAGGGTCGACGCTGAGACGTAACGGATTTCGATGGGAGCCGAGGTCGAAGGCTCATTGCTGGCTGGTGTGGTGGCCTTCGGAACGGGTGATTTGGGAGTAGGGGCCGCCACGACAGCCGGTGCGGTTGGTCGGGCCGCAGTCGTTGTATTCGATGGCGTGGGCGTCTTCATGCACTGGGCAATTCCAAAGACCAGCAGGCCAACAATAAGCCAGCCACCAAGTGATGATTTACGCTTCGCCATGAACTCCCCCAAAGGGCAGTGTGGCGAAGCTTAGGAATTGTGTCCAGTCAGGGCTTTGCGCAAGATTCAGCGGCTATTGCGACACTGTACCGGCCTATCGCTGAACTACGTAAACCTCTCGGCGACCGCCAAGTGCGAGAACAAGGCCGATGATGATCAGGATTGCTCCGAAGAAGAAACCGACGAACCCAGCAACCCCAGTCATCATAACGCCAGCAATTCCAGCCCCTGCGGCGGTAGCTGCCTGACTACTGGCATCTGTGGTTGCAATCATGTCACTCCCGACGCGGCCAGAAAGCAGCATTACGGAAAGTGGCAGTGCAAAAACGCTCACTCCGGCCAGCAAGAAGCCGCGCCCAAATGCACGGCGCAGCGTCGGAGCAAAAAAGCCGAGCAGCGCGCCGCCGATCACAACCACGAAAATAACCCAGGCGCTGCTCCCACTGCTGTCGGAGAATGCGGCAAACGCCGGCGCCAGCGCTACCCCGCTGACTACCCCGAACACCAGTCCAACCAGAACCCGAAAAATCGCGCGAACGAACTTCATTTGCTTCCCCCTCACAGATGTTGGCGGGACGCTAACTCACGCCCCCAAGAGGAGCAACTATGGATATTGCAGAACTTGGTCTAGCAATCCGCTCGGACGGGGTTGTTGTCGCAAAGGATCGCCTTCAGGATCTAGAAGCTCAGGCTGGTCGCACCGAAAAATCGGCCGGACTACTTGCGAAGGCTTTCGCAGGGTTAGCTGCGGCATTCAGCGTGTCTAAGCTCATCGACTATACGAACCGCTGGACGGACCTCTCCAGTCGAGTTGAGATTGCGACAGGTTCGATTGGGATGGGCGCCGCAACTATGCAGCGCCTATCAGAGATGGCTCGCCGCACATATTCTTCGCTCGACCTCACCGCCGAGAGCTTCCTGCTCAACGCGACGGCGATGCGCGAGATGGGCGCCAGTACGGGCCAGACGCTCAACTACGTCGAAGCGATCAACAATGCGCTGGTAGTCAGTGGCAGCAAGGGAGACCGCGCGGCGAGTGTGATGAATGCCCTTGGCAAGGCTATGGCCTTGGGCAAGCTGAGTGGCGAAAACCTCAACACGGTGCTGGCCTCGGGCGACCGAGTAGCAAGTGCTCTCGCCGCGAGTATGGGTGTGTCAACGCTCGAGCTACGCGCCTTGGGCGCTGCCGGCAAGATCACGAGCAAAGATATCATCGGGATCACGTCCCAGCTGGAACTGCTCCGCGCCGAGGCGGATAGCATGCCCGCAACGATCGGGGACGCGTTTGGCCAGCTAGGGAATGGCATAATGGCCATGGTTGGCAAGTTCGACCAAGCCCGTGACGGATCATCCCGTGTTGCTGAAGCGATCTTGTGGCTGGCCGACGCCATGAACACCGGCGCCATATCCATAGAACGGATACTGTCGTACTCCGCGTCCTATGCAGCGTTTATGGCTGGCCAGTGGGTGTTCAGCTTTGTTGCTGCCCATGGCGCAGTTGCCTCGCTCACTGCAGGCCTTCGCCTTCTGCGCGCTGCAATGATCAGTACAGGCATTGGCGCGCTCGTCGTTATTGCGGGTGAGCTGGTCTATCAGCTTTTCAAGGTTGTCGACGGGGCGAACAGCGTGAGCGAGGCATTCGCTCGGATCAAGAAGTCTGGGCTCGACACATGGCAACGCCTCGTCGCTGGTGGGGAGTTTATGTATCAGTCGTTAGCTGCAACTGCGCTGAACATAACCGCCAGTTTTTTGCTTGCATGGCAGAAAATTCAAGCCGGCTTTGCAGACATGATGCGCTTCCTGCGCGAGCACTCCGGCGGCGTGCTTGATTTCCTCGGTGCTGGCGATTTGCAAGCGAACTTCGACGCTTCTCTAAAGCGCCAAGAGGCAAGCGCCCTGGCTGTGAAAGGTGCGGCGGACGCGGCTACAGCTGCGGCCCGAGACGCTTTCGCTCGCATGGTCGGGGATATGTCGACCGGCAGCGACATTGGCTCTATGCCGTCGTTTGGGGAACTCTCTGGCACGCTCGGCAAGCCGGGAAGCCTCACACTCCCATCAACTCCTGACAAGGGGGCTGAAAAGGCCGCCAAGGCATATGCTGATCTCGTGCGCGGCTCCCGCGAGTTCATCGCCAGCCAGGAACTAGAAGCCCGCGCCTTGGGAATGACGGAAGAGGCCGCGAGCCGTATGCGCTACGAGCAAGACATGCTCAACAAAGCGGCGAACGACAACATCAAGCTCGGCCCTGCGCAGCGCGCGGAAATCTCCGGCCTCGCTGCCGCTATGGCTGCTGCTGAAGAAGCGACGCGCCGTCTGACTGAGATCTACAACTTCGGCAAGGACGTGTTCAAAGGTTTCTTTGGCGATATTCGATCCGGGATCATGGAAGGCAACGGTCTCTGGGAAAGCCTTGGCAATGCTGCTGTCAACGCCCTCGACAAGATCGCCCAGAAGGCCATGGATATGGCTCTAAATGGCATCTGGGACATGGTCTTCGGTGGTCTCATGGGCGGGCTCGGCGGCGGCATGGTCGGGGGTATGTGGAATATCCCAATCGCCTTCAAGCCCGGCGGCTTCTTCCCTGGCTTTGCCACCGGCACCAACTTCGCCCCCGGCGGTATGGCCTGGGTAGGTGAGCGCGGGCCCGAATTGGTGAACCTGCCACGCGGCTCTCAGGTCATCCCGCATCAGCAGTCTATTGCTATGGCCGCGAACCAGAACCAGAGCAACGACAACGGGCCGGTCATCCACATCACCAACCATATGCAGGTGATGCCCGGCGCGACGGAAGAGGACGGCGCAGCGTTTGCCCGTGGAGTGACCAAGGAGCTGCGTCGTCAGTTGCCTGATGCACTGGCCGCCTACAACAAGAACAACCTGCGGAGGACCACCTAATGGCCCTCCCGTCAATCCTTCCCGTCGCATCGTTTGCCGACCTGCTCAATGTGACCGACGTGTCTTTCGTCCAAGGCTGGCAACAGCAGCGGTCGGCCACAGCAAGCGGAGAAACGCGATATGCAGATCGGGCGCCGTCGCTCTGGAAGGCGAGCGTCACCACGGGCCCATCGCTTCACGCCGAGGCAGAAGGGCTCATGTCCCTCATCAACTCGCGGGCAGGTGGGCTCAAGACCGCACTCTTGTTCAACCACAAGCTGCCGTTCCCTTCCTCCGACCCAGATGGTGCGCGGATTGCCGGCTACACGCCAAAGCTTGGCGTCGTCACCGACCGCTTGCACGTCGCGTTCACAGGCTTTCGACCCGGTTATGTCCTACCGCTCGGGACGTATTTCGGAATCATCTGGGATACGAGCCGCTACTATCTCGGGCAGCTCGTAGAGGCTCGAACCGCCAACCCCGTCACGGGCGCCGTGGCCGCGACCGAAATCTGGCCCCCGCTCCCTGCGTCGATCAGTGGGACGCCAAACGTGATCGTCTCCAAACCTTGCGGCAAGTTCCGCGTTGAGCCGGGATCGGCCTTTCCTTCGACCTCTGGTGCGCTGCACACCTCGATTAAGTTCAGCGCCGAACAGACCTACAGCCGCTAGGACCTCCCATGTACGATCCCGCAACGATAGCCGCTCTCCAGAGCGGGGCCTTGGTGCTGCGCGACATTCTAACGGTCAACGGCAAGACAAATGCCGGCGTGGCTGCGTCCTTCGTCTATTGGACCGGCGAAGACAGCATCGCCGTCAACGTCATTCCTGCAGGCGCGACGTCTCCCGTGAGCCGCAATGCGGTCGGTGGCGGCACACTGCTCGAGGTGCCGCAGGTTGTTGACGCCATTGGTATGGAGGCGCGCTCGGTAACGTTTGGCCTTGACCACATCGACAAGTCGGTCGGCTCGCCCATGGACACGGTGTTTGGCAACAACGTGCGCGTGGCGCGCGTCGAGCTGCACCGGGCGATCTTTGATCCAGCATCTTGGTACCTCGCAGCTACGCCGCATCTGCTGTTCGCCGGCCGCGTCGATGGCGCTGCCGTGGACGACGCAGCAGCAGGCGGGCAGGGCGGTCTATCGCTCGATGCCATCAACGCCGTGATCGACAACACGCGCACCAATCCCGCGATGGAATCCGACGAGCAGCAACGGTTGCGTGAGGGAGACCGCATCCGTCGTTATGGTGACACCGCTGCGCAGATCGATCGCTGGTGGGGTCAGGCCAAAGGCAGTGCCGACAAGCAGACGCGAGGCGGCCGCAAATGAACTTCATCATTCAGTTTGTCGTCGGCATTGTTCTGTCGCTCGCGTCGTCCCTGTTCCAGCAGGCAACTGCGCAGAAGCAGCAGAAGGCAACAGGCACGCGGGGCTCTGCCCAGGTTGGTGGCAAGGTCCCTCAGTATTTCTTGATGGGCACGGTCGGCGAGCCCGGCAAGTTCGAATATGGCAACAGCTGGGGTGAGGCTAATGGCGTCCCCAATGCCTATAGCGTCGACGTCTACTCGTTCGGCGATCTGGCCATCAACGATATGGTTGGTCTGTTCGTCAACGCAACGCGCGTTCCGCTCACGACGGCAGGTGCTGTTGAACAGGGTAACCCCGTCACTCTCAAGGACGATGGTGGCCAGCGCCGTCTCTGGTGGAAGTTTCTCAACGGGAGCCAGATCGGATCCGATGCTTATCTGACCAGCAAGTTTGGCGCCGATCCCGACCGGCCTTGGACCGGGGATATGGTCGGTCGCGGCCTGCCGTTGCTCATCACAACGTCGCTTTGGGACGAGAAGCTCTGGACGGGCTTCCCGTCATTCGTAGGCGAGTTTCAGGGCATCAAACTCTACGATATTACCAAGGACAGCACCGCAGGCGGCTCTGGCCCACAGCGCTGGGAGAACCCATCCACGTGGGCGTTCTCCGACAACAACGCCGTCATGATCTACAACATCGAACGCGGCATCTACTACAATCCGCCAAAGCCGGATGGCTCGCCAGCCACCACGCTTGGCAAGAAGATCTGGGGCGGATCGTCCACTGCCGCGCAGCTGCCCTATGCGGTGTGGGCTGCGGCCATCAACGCTTGTAACGAGAATGTCTCGCTGGTGAGTGGCGGCACAGAAAAGCGCTTCCGGGCCGGCCGCAAGATCAACTTGAACGAACGCCCAGCTGACGTGATCCGCGAACTGCTGGTTGGTGCCAACGCCCGGTATTGCCCCGCTGCCGATGGCACGAAATACATTCTGGTCGGCGTTCCTACCGTAGCTGACTTCGCGTTCTCCGATGCGGACGTGTTGGCCACGGAGCGGCTTGGCGCAATCCCGTTTCCCAACCTTGATGACATCATCAATGGCGCCACGGCGACCTATCGCGAGCCCACACAGGCTTGGGAAGACAAGGAGACCGCCCCGTACATTCGCGCGGACCTCGAAGCCGAAGATGATGGCAGACCACAGCCTGACGGCTTTGCGTTCGATACCACCTTCTCTGGCACACAGGCCCAGCGCTTGCTCAAGGCCATCGTGGAGGAAAGCAGGCGCTTCAAGACGCACGTTGCTGCTTTGCCTCCAGAATTTGGGCAATACCGCCCCCTCATGGTGGGAGCGTGGACGTCGGAGCGCTTCGGCTACGTCAACAAGCTGTTCCTGATCACGGTTCGGACCCGCGACATTTGGGGCAACGTCGTCTTCGGTCTGCACGAGATCGACCCAGCTGACCACAACTGGAACCCAACGACTGACCAGCGGCCGCTATCCTTTGCGCCTGTGGTGACAAACCGTCCTGCACCGCAAGCCGTGGTGGGGTTTTCTGTGGCTCCAGCTATCGGCAACGACAGCCAGGGGCGCCCGCGTCGTCCAGGCTATGACGCTTTTTGGTCAAGCACCTCCGTTGCAGTCGATGTCGACTTCGTTCGGATATCGCACCGGCTTAAAGGCGAAACCACAAACCGGTGGGTGGGGCTTATCCCGCGCCCGGAACTCCTCACCGGCTCGGCGCGAGTGCTCGACAGCCTTTTGCAGGGTGAGGTCTTCGAGGTCCAGATCCAGTACGTCACGAACTCTGGGCGGCGGACGCTTGCTTCGGGATGGCTTGAGGTCATTATCCCAGACGTTAAGCTCAACGCACTCGACGTAGAGCTGGACGATCTGGCCAATGAGATCGGCGACAAGGTCGCTGAACTCGAAGACTGGGCTCGCCACAACACGCGCGAGACCATTGAGGAGAAGCGCAAAGCCATCCTGCTCAACGTACAGGGCGCGGTAGGTGACTTCAACGACCGGCAGATCATTCGCCGGGAGACGTCGTCGGAGACCGCCAATAACCGCGCGCTGTTCCGCGAGGAAATCCTAACGGCCACAGGGCCGAACTCGGCCATCGTCGCGCGCATAGAGGAACTACGGGCAGAGGTCTTCGACCCGGTGTCCGGCCTTCCGGCCACCACAGAAATCGTCAACTTGCTGTCGGCTGAGGTGCATCATCCCACAACAGGTCTGGAGGCTATCGGGAACTCGATCCTTTCGCTGACATCAAGCGTTGCCGGGCAATCCGCCGAGGGCCTATTCCGCATCTTCACTGCAGCCACTCCCGAAGGGGCCAGTGCCCGCGTAGCCCTAAGCGTCGCGGCTAGTGGTGGCGCGGCACCGAATAGTGCCGCGATGTACCTCGACGCAATGACGGACGGCAAATCACGCATCCTGATGGTCGCTGACCAGATCGGCTTCACCAACGGCACGTCGCTTGAAAACCCCTTCGTGTTCGAAGGCGGCGTTCTAACGATGCGCGCCACTCGGGTGCAGACGATTACTGCGGGGGTGCTGCAAAGCCCTGATGGGAAGATGGTCATCAACCTCAACGCCAAACGCATCGCGATCACGACATGAGCGTTCGCCTTTATGCCGACGAGTATCGCTGTGCGATTTTTGAGGAAGCTCCGGGCGGGGGGGATGCCGACAACCCAAACTCCCCCGCCAACAGGCCCGTTCTCGATCCCATAACCTGGATCAACAGTATCTATTTCCATTCTGACTTTGGTTACTACGGGGTCGTTGTCCATGGAAACACTGCAATCTCGCATGTGGCCGTGGCTGGGCGTACGGTGACGGTAGGCAGCGATGCCTACCTTTCGCAGCTCTACTACGGGCAGTCGCAAGTCTTCGACCATCTGCTGCTCCAGCATAACCTTGGCTATGTCCCGCGCTTCTTCGTGGCCTATGACGGGAAGATGATCCCCCATGGCATGCCTGTGCAGGCGAGCGGGGGTGGCGTGCGTCTAGTGTGCGCCTATGCAACCGCGACGCAGATCAGGCTGCGCGAGTTTGCGACGTCATCGGCAATCGATCTGCCGGCAGCAGTTCGCAGCTATCAAGTGCTGGCATTCCGGAACAATGCGCCGTCGCCCTCGCTGCCAATGTTTGAAGTCGAGCCGGGCAAGGCTGTCTTTGGGCAGGGCAGCTTCTTGGCTGAGCATCCCCACCTTCGGGCTACTGGTGCTGGCGACGTTTTGTTCGCGCAGGCGAAAGATAGAACGGCTGCCGTCAGAAACGGAGCGTTCCGCGCCATCCCGCCGAACGGTGCAGCGGTTGACCTAGGGACGTTCACCGGTTCGCTGCCCACGCCGAGCTTCATCAACGTAACAGCAGGTGTGTAATGGTCGATGCCTTCTATGCCGACAATGGCCGTATCCAGGTCATCAAAAATGATGACATCTCGTTTGACAGCGATCGGCCGTCCATCCAGTTGCTGCCTGATAGCTCCAAGCTATCCATTTCGCGGAACGTCTCATTCCCGAACCTGCTCAGTAGTCCGGCATACCTGCAGCGCACCTACGGCAGCGCTGGCCCATACTGCGAAAGCTGGTCGGCGCTCATGCCGCAAGAGTGGGGGCCAGATGAGGTCAACACCAGCCCGGAAATCTATCCAGCCAACAACTGGGCTCTCTCTGGTCCGATACTGCGAAATCTGCCGGAAGAACTGATAGGCACCGTCCCAGCTGGAACCGACTATGTCGACGTCCGCGCCAAGATGACAAGGACAGTGGTGCCGCCAGTATTCATGCAGCAGTCTCCACCGCTGGTCATGTTCAAAGAGGGCGACTGGGTCGGGCTTCCTGGAGGCTCATGTCCCTGCGAATACTTCCCGCCACTGGCTCGGCACTTCGACATCGTGCTGCGGGGGACTTCTGTTTATCTGCGGCGGTTCCAGTCCGTGACGAATGGCGGTCAAAAGTTTGGATGGGGCGAGAGCGCTGGCAACCAGTATGGATGGTTCACGAGTTCCACCCCGACGTGGGGCAACCAATATTCAAACAGCCCTGGCCGCTATGGGATACCCGCAGTCCTGATGCAGTCTCTAGGTGGCGATATCAACCTCAACCGCCGAGCGCCTTGGGCGTCTAACTCGGCTGGCTCCTGCGCGGTCTACCCCGTCGACTACACGTCAGTTTACGCCTGCGAATTTGAAATCCACCCTGGACGGTACAAGGCTTCGCGATGATCCAAATCTCCCCCATTTCCGCGGCTCAGCACTACGCCACCTCGGCGCAATTCTGGGAGGGGCAGGCCAAGGCGCTGAGGCACGAGCTTGATGAGGCGACTGCAAGGATCGCTGATCTCGAGCGATCGAGCGCGCAGCAGGCGGAGGATATCGCATACGCGTTGAGCAAAAACGGGCAGGCATTTGACCGATGTTCGCCAGGTGACGCGGCGACCGTGGACTTGCCCGAGCCAGCCCCCCGCACCCCATCCTAAGCAACCCGCCTTGAGCGGGTTTTTTCTTGCCTGTCGAACGGAGACAATATGGCCATCGATATCGACCAGAGCCACTACAACACAGGAACCGCGACGGTCGCAGGAACTGCCGTAACAGGGCAGGGGACGGCCTGGCTGGGTGCGGTGCGCAAGGGAGACCTTTATGGCACGCACCGGGGCAGCGGCGTGCGTATTGCGTCGGTGAACAGCAATACCAGCCTGACACTGGCCTATGCCGTTACGGGATTGAACCAGACAGCCGCGGCCTATGAGATCCAGCGGACGCCCTATGACGTTGGCTATCTTGCAGCAATTGAGGATCTGATCCGCCTTTATGGTGTCGGCATTTTGCCAGCTCTGGCCGGGCTCGACGGCACGGGTGGGGACAAGCTGGTCAAGCTCACGGGCGCTGGCTCTGCGGAGGCAATTGGTGCGAAGCTTCTGCTCGCCTTAAATGCCTTGGACGGCACGGACGGTGATTGGGGCGTTGGGCTTAATGGGGAGAATTCCGCGTTCCGCTATAAGGTGACTGCGGCGGCAAGGGCCCTGCTCGACGATGCCAATGCGCCAGCGATGTTGATTACGTTGGGCGCGCAGCCAGCCGGGGACTATCAGCCAGCCGGGGACTATCAGCCTGCCGACAGTGATCTAACCGCAATCGCGGCACTCGCGACCACGACCTTTGGTCGCAACCTGCTCACATTGGCAGACCAAGCCGCCCTCCGAAGCGCCGCCAACGCCGTGAACAAGGCTGGTGATACGGCGATAGGCACGCTGGGCCTGAACGCGTACATGTATGCTGGTTCGTACAGCGGGGCTATTGGTGCTGTTGACCTGTTCGCCCCGCGTGGGCCGGGGAGTCAAGAGTTTGGCGGCGCTTTCTCTTCCTCGCTTGGCAACCTTCAAACCGGTTTTTCGATCTTCCCTGTAGCTCGAACGGGCACAGAAGTTATTGCCTCTTTTAATGTTAGAGCTGCTGCGGGTCAGACCTATTTTGAATTTACGAACACTGGCGCGCTACGCGTCCCAGGCACTCTGTCCAAGGGCTCCGGCACCTTCCTCATCGATCATCCGCTTGACCCTTTCAACAAAGACCTTGCCCACGGTTTCGTGGAAGCGCCGCGCTACGATCTCATCTATCGCGGCGTTGCGAGGCTGGTGGCGGGCCGCGCCGTCGTCAATATCGACGCCGACAGCAACATGACAGACGGCACGTTTGAGGCTCTGACCACCAACGCCGTGGTCACCAGCCTGCAAAATCAGGATGGCTTTGCGCGCACGCGCCCCGGCCCGATTGCCGGTGGGTCATTCGAGATAATCTGTGAGGACGCCGATTGCAGCGATCTCATCTCATGGGTGGTTATCGCGGAGCGCAACGACGCCTTCGCAAAAAGCGACTTGGACACAAACACAGATAGCGACGGCCGCTTCGTGCCCGAGCGCGACAAAGAGGATTGAGGATGGCCGCCACAGAAGAAGTGATTGACCAAAGCCGCATCGGGCGCCGGGGTTTTCCCCGCCACTATCAGGCGCTTGGGCTAAAGCCGCCAATGAAAACTGTGCCAATAAAGGATGGGTTACCAGACGTATCTCATCCGGGGTTGAGCGAAGAACAGGTCCTTGAGGCCGCATGGGCTGCACTTCGTGCTGAGCGTGACCGGCTGTTCCAAGTTACTCGTCCGCTAGTTGAGCGGCATGCGGAGGAGTTGGCGCTTGAACTGACAACCACGTTGAGCGCCACCGATTACCTAGCAGTGCTCGCCTACCGCCAAGCGCTACGCGATCTCCCAGTCACCACGGCTGACCCGTCAAATCCGGTTTGGCCGGTGCCGCCAACGGCTCAGGCGTAGTCTGCGCGGCAAGCTTTGCCAGATAGATGTCGCCAGACGTGGTGGCATGCACCTTCGCCACGCCCATCGCATATCTCCGATCCAGCAGCTCGCGCAACGCGGAGCTGTCCTCGACGTGATGCGGATTATTGATCAGCGATCTGAGGATGGCGACGGCTTCGGGAGATAGGGGCGTGGTGGTCATTCGCCAGCCCTACGCCGAGTCCCTGACAGACGACAACAACTAGGCCGCGATAGCAACCACCAGCGCGCCAATCGCGAACGCAGCAGCCGACCAGGCCAACAGGTTCAGCCATGCTTCTTGGCGCCGCCGCCGGCTAAGGTCATGAACTGGTGGTTGCGCTTGCGCGTCCGCAATCCGACGTGATGCCCGGGCGCGCTGGACCTTAAGCGCTTGTTCTAGACTAAAGCGACGCGGCGGCCCCGCCCACTTCAAGCGTCTAAACGCGAACAGGTTTGACCTTTGGCTCTGGGCTTCACGATGTACGTTGTTGTCCATGCCCAAATGTCGGACGGTCAGGCTGGATCGTCCAGCACATCAAATCGACAACGTTAACTACAGATGAGGAGGCCATCATGGCCGAGACCAACTTTGCCCAACCTCTGGGTGAGGTGCCTTAGCACGAGGGGGGATGGGCCCACTGCCTGTAGCGTCTGTGGCGGCTGCAGCCCGACGGCCCCCCAGCTTCGAACAAGATCTTCGTCCGACACCGGGCTGCAAAAGGAGGCTAGCCGATCACGCACGAGGTGTCACCCTCGCAAGGTCTCAGTTACCGGGCATGCCGCTCACAATTCTTATTCCCAAGAAGCACCAATCGCAGCGCTCGGGGGCGACTTGGTTTTAGATAAGTGAGCCACGTCGCCTCATCGATCGCGTCGCTGACCAATTGCCTTAGGGGATCGGCGGCGGGGTCATTCGCGAGAATTGCGAGGGCCTGTTCAAGTTGGTCACACACCCGCTGATAGAGCGGATTGGGACGGTAATTTGCTTCCATTTCGTCCTCCGCGAGCCCCGCACTGGTGTGCGCCATTATTATTGATGCTGCGTGCGGCGCAACGTTTCAAATTTACGCGAATTCTTATCAACCACAGGAGGCCAACATGGCTGACAACGTGCCCAACGGCGCGGCGATTTTGCTCGCCTTCATCCGCGTGACGGAGACCGGCCGCAATGATACTTCCGCCTACACAACGATCTACGGTCACAACGAAGGCAGGCTGCCCAGGCCCATCACGTCCATGACCGTTGATCAGATCATTGCGGCGGGGCCGGGCTGGACCAGGGCCTTCAAGTCGTCTGCGGCTGGCGCCTACCAGTTCATGAACGCCACGCTGAAAGACCTCAAGCTGTCTCTGGGCCTGACGGGCGGGGAGGTGTTCACCCCGGCGCTGCAAGACCGCCTCGGGCTCGCGCTGCTCAAGCGCAGGGGCTTTGAGGGGTTCATGGCTGGCACGATCGGTCGCAATGCCTTCGGTCTGGGCCTCGCCCGTGAATGGGCCTCGTTTCCGGTGCTGGCTGATGTCAAAGGCGCACATCGTCAGGTGGCGCGCGGCGAAACCTACTATGCCGGCGACAAGCTCAACAAGGCGCTGGTGAAACCCGACGCCGTCGAGGCAATGCTGACTGAGGTCAAGGCCGGTCATGTGGCCCCGGACCAGAGCGGTACAACGGCGGCAGCACGGCCCGCGCCACCATGTCGAGCCATCTTCATCACCATCATCATCCTGGCCGCTCTCGCAGCGGCCTTTTTCTTGTCCACTCGAGTGCGGTTCTGACGTCAAATTCAGACCAAGGCGATGACCTCGACGATATCTTCCTGGCTTGCTGAAAGATCCGCTTGGGCGACCATGAAATTGTGCGGTCCGATCAAAAGGTTTCTCATCCCTTCAAGCCGGTATTGTCGCCAGCCAGGTGCTTGGTTCAAAGGGCCAGCTGAGGCTTCCCAAGCGATTAGCGCCAAGCCGCCATCCTCGGCCTTGCCCAAGATGTACGGGTGGGCCGTGCACGGCACCCCCTCATAGGTGAACTTGACTATCTTCCGTGTGCGGATCGCGGTCGCAATGGTCTCTTCGAACACGATGCCCCCCCGAGCAACGCCAATCGAATGTGGTGTGACGGGAATTATTACTCACGAGCTTTCGACCGACAAGGCCATCCATGCGGTGGCCTTTTCCATGCGCGCTAAGGAGGCGCCGTACTATGTTCCAAAACGTCATCATCGGCTGGCTGGCCCGCCGCATCCTCGAAATCGGCGGCCTCATCGGGGCAGGGCTCACGGCATGGAATAACCTGCCACCCGCCACCCAGGAGGCGGTTCTGTCGATCCTGGGGAATAACTGGGAACAGATCACGCTCGGCGCGCTGGTGCCGTTGGGTGCAATGCTCTGGGGCTACGTCTGGTCCGCGCTCAGCACGTTCAAGCCGCAGGTTGTGACCAGTGATGGTAAGCGCATCGCTCTCTCACGCACGGGCGCCGCAGAAGCCGAGGCGATTGCCAAGCTCCGCCCGCCGCGCACGCTCTGGGAACGCCTGACCGGCAAGTAACACCGGGCGGCGAAGGCCGCTCGTCTTTCTCCAACGTGCAGGGGCACAC